GGACTATCCGTTGATGCTCGCGCTGATCGAACGGGAGACTCACTTCAAAAATGAGATCGGAGACGGCGGGAAGAGCTATGGCTATTGCCAGATCCAGCCGCGCTGGTGGTCGAAGACGGCGGAAAGCATCGGTGTAACCGACCTGATGGACCCGGCGGGAAATTTCCGCACAGGCTGCGCAGTGCTGACACATCTGCTGGGCGTTTACGGATGCGGCAACCTGACAGATGCGCTTACAGCTTACAACACCGGCCACGGCGGCGCGAGCGAATACGCGAGAGACGTGCTTGAGAAACAGGGAAAGTGGCAGGGAGTGCTGGGCTACTCCTAAAAAGGAGGTGAATCAAGAGTTGATAACGAGAACAACGTACCCAAATCGTAAGGAATGGTTAATTGGTCGATCTCACGGGCTGGGAGCAAGCGATATTGGTTCGGTCTTGGGGGTGTCCGGCTTCAAGACGCCAATCCAGCTCTGGAAAGAAAAGTTAGGAGCCGTTACGCCGAAAGACATAAGCGATAATCCGCGCGTTCAATTCGGCAACGCCGCAGAAGAGCCTCTGCGGGAGATGTTCCGGCTTATGCACCCGGAATACGAATTGACGTTTGAGCCTTTTACCATTTTGCGACCGGCCGGAAGATACAGTTTTTTGTCCTGTACCCCAGATGGGGAGCTGATCGAACTGGCGAGTGGGCGAAAGGGTATTTACGAGAGCAAGACCGCGACGTGCCTCGGAAGAAATGACTGGGAGAAGTGGGACAGACAAATTCCAAAAACATATTATGCGCAGATACTCGAGCAAATGTTTTGCGGTGAGTTTGAATTTGCGGTGGTTTGGGCACTCCTGCTGAACGCTGATGGTGATGCAAGCTTACGCGCCTACAAATTCGAGAGAAGCGATTGCGAATCAGATATTCAATTTTTCCTTCCTCGCGCAGAGGCTTTCTGGCGGCACGTGGAAAACGGAACGATGCCGTCGCAAATTCTGACGCTCTGAGCGTTGGCTCTGAACGATAAAAACCGAAAAGGAGAACAAAAAATGGCATTGGAAATCACGGTAAGGGATCTCGAAAAACAGGAGGAAATCAGCAAGATGGTCTGCAAGTGCGCGCTGCTGTCGATGAATGAAGGTTGCGAGCACGGAGACGCAAGCACCATCGTATTTGCCGAGTGCGGCACGCTTTCTATCGCAGATACGATCCTGCGAATGGAGAAGGCAATCGAGGAGCTGAAGGAAGACCCTGACATTCGCAGGGCTGTAAACTTCGCTCGCTGGCTGCGCTCGGAAACTGAGCGCAGGAAAGAAAAGAAAGAACCGGAAGCGCAGGAACCGGACATTTCGTTTGCGGTCAGGGTGACGCGCGTGCCGAGAAAGGGCGGTGAGAGATGATGTATGTGACGGTCCGATACTACAAGCCGCAGCTCAGCGGCTACGCAGGCATGGCCTATACCTACCGCACCGATCTGCCGCTAAAGGCGGGCGACAAAGTGATCGCGCCGACGAAGGGCGGAGACAACCGCGCCATTGTGCTGGACACCGATGTTCCGGAGAGCAACGTCGCGCCGCATATCCTGCCGCTCCTGCGCGAGATCACGCAGTATGACACCGAGGAGGAAAAAGCATGAGTGGAGCAATGGAATTCAGCATTTCGACTGATTTGACGCCGCTGCGCAATTTTGATATTCAGGCAAATTTTGAGGAGTGCAAGGCATGGCTGGACGAGAATCTTGCGCCGTACCGCACGATGGTCGTCACTGAGGACGGGATCGCGTCTGCTAAAAGCTACCGCGCGACGATCCGCAAGGTGGCTGCCCGCATCGATGAGTGCCGCAAGATGGCAAAAGAAGCAGCGATGCAGAGCTATAAGCCGTTTGAAGAAAAGTGCAAAGCCCTGACCGCGCTGTGCGACGAGAGCGCCGCAAACCTCGACGGGCAGATCAAAGCCTTTGACGAGGCGAAGAAGGCGGAGAAGAGCGAACGGCTGCGCGCGTTTTTCAACCAGAGCATCGGAGAGATGAACGATTTCCTGACGTTCGACGCCATCTATAACCCGCGCTGGATGAATGCCACCTATTCCGAGGAACAGGCGCGCAAGGACATTATCTGCGAAATCGCCAAGTGCTCGAACGCCGTGGAGAGCCTGCGTGCGCTGCACAGTGAGTTCGAGACCACGCTGCTGGACGAGTTCCGCCGGACGCACGATCTGGCGGCGTGCCTGAAACGAAACGAAAACCTGCTGAGGATTAAGGAAATTGAGGAAACGCGCAAGCGTATGCGCCGCGAGCAGGAGCAGGACGTGGCGAATAAGCTGGCCGCCGCACGGGCAACGGAAGCGCCCACGCCGAAGATAGCAGAGCCGCCCGAGACGGAGAAACCGCGCGAGGATGAACGCCCGGAGCACGCGGCGGAGCAGCCGCAGATGTTCGAGCTGGTCTTCCGCGTTCACGGCACAGCGGAGCAACTGAACGGCTTGAAGCAGTACATGAAGGAAAATGGCATCCAGTTTGGACGCGCGGATTAAGTCAACATGGGTCGTTTATTGGATTTGACCGGGCAGCGCTTTGGGAAACTTACGGTCATTGAATTTGCAGGACACGCGCCGAACCGAAAAACTCTATGGAAGTGCAAATGCGATTGTGGAAACGAGACTCTTGTCAAAACAAATGCTTTGCGAAGCGGAGATACGAAGTCGTGCGGGTGCTTGATTCCCGCCGCCTCGGGCGATTCGCACAGAAAGCATGGGATGAGCGAATCGCGTCTATATCGCACTTGGAAGAGCATGAAGGCAAGGTGCTTCAATGAGCGGGTTTTATGCTATCCGCATTACGGAGGGCGAGGGATTACGGTCTGCGAAGAATGGCGGAGCGGGTTTGAAGCGTTCCGGGATTGGGCGCTTGCCAATGGCTACCGGGACGATTTGACCATAGACCGTATTGATGTGAACGGCAACTACTGTCCGGAGAATTGCCGGTGGGAAACGGCAAAACGGCAATCCGAAAACCGAACGAGTAATCGCCTAATATCCTTTGGCGGGGAGACTTACCCTGTTTCCGTTTGGGCCGAAAAACTGGGTGTCTCTGCCGACCTTCTTTATTCGAGGAAGCGAAAAGGCTGGACTGATGAAAAAACAGTAACAACACCAAGCAAAAGAAAGGGAATTGACAATGAAAGTTAACAATAGTTTTGCCCCGCAGATAGCTCAAAAGCAGACGTTTTCAGCCGCTATTACGTCGGCGGCGATGCAGAACATGATGTTGAAATCACTCCGCGACGAAAGAGCGGTTGCGCGGATTACATCGACGCTGATTTCCGCTGTAAGCGCCAGCGATCAGCTGAAGAACTGCGAACCTAGCACCATTGTGGCGGCGGCTCTCCGGGGCGAGGGAATGGGACTGATTTTTGAAAACGGCTACTATGTTGTGCCCTATGGGACCACCGCTACCTACCTACTTTCGTACAAGGGCTACATTCAACTTGCAATGTCCACGGGATTTTATGCAGACATCGACTGCGTGGAAGTCCGTGAGGGAGAGATCGAAGGAAGGGATCGCCGGACGGGCAAGCCCATTGTGAACCTCGCCAAGTATGAAAGCGATGAAGAGCGGCAGAGCAAGCCCGTTATCGGCTACTATGGGTATTTCGAATTAAAAAATTCCATGTTCCGCTATGAATATTGGCCCATGGACAGGCTTTTGCGTCACGCGGACCGATATTCCAAGGCATTCAGCTATGAGAAGTTCAAGGCCATGCAGAGCGGGGAAATGAACCCGAGGGACGTGGAGAAACTGCTGAACGGTTCCCCTTGGTACGACCCCAACGGCGGACAGGATCGTATGTGCCGCAAGACGATCCTTCGTCAGCTGCTCAACAGCGGCTATGCACCACTTTCCCCGGAGGTAAAAACTCAGCTTATGGAGGAATCCAGAGCTGAGGACGAGGGCGTGATCCCCGACTTCCAGATGCCCGAGCGCGTGATCCCGACGACTGGGGAGGTCGTTGAGGCTGCGGCAGATACCGAGAGCACCGCGCAGGAAGCCGCAGAGGGGGCTGTGAGCGCTCCTGCCGCTTCGGACGTGAAATTACCCTCCAGAAAGGAAAACGCCGCACAGCGCGTCTCAGACGCGAATACGGTCGATTACGCGCAGAGCTTCTTTGACGACTAAGGAGGGCGCGCAAAATGGGGATCATGGTTGGAAAGGCTGCATCGGACGGTTCACGTCCGATGCACCTTTGGGGGAAACTCTCGCGTGAAGTCAAGGTCGGAGAGACCGCCAAGGGAGAGCCGAAGGTACAGTTTGGCGTGTGCTATTCACGCGGCGAATTCATGAATATTCTTGCAGTCGGAAACGATGAAACCACCAGAGTTGCCTGCGCGCTGGAGAAGGGCGACGTGGTGAGCATTGACGGCGTTTGGTCGCAGAGGAAATACCGAACGCGCGACGGTGAGGAAAAGATTTGGTCTGAGCTTCGCGCCGACACGATCTCATCTCAAAGCCTTTTGGCGGCGGTGCTGGACATTCTGTCCGCACCGCGCCCATCCACCGAATCCGCCCCTCGCAAAGATGAATTTTATGCAGAGGAACACCCCGCGCCGGCGGAAGACGGCGGAACGCTGCCGTGGGAGCAGGCGGCGGAAGATGAAGCGTATGACTATATGCCGCAGATTTAAGGGAGGAACGAATATGAAGATCATTTGTACGAAGGATGAGTTTGCACGGCTCATTCGGTGGTGCGAGTGTGCAAAATACGAAAAAATGTGCGATGTGTGCCCATTTGTGCAATGTGACGGAGAAGATTGCGACCGCGATGAGCTAACCAATATGTGCCGGATCGTATGTGATCCTGACAAGGAGTAGGCCATGGCGACAGGAAAACGCTACTACTGGATGAAACTACGTGAGAATTTCATGACCAGTGATACAATTGACTATTTTATGTCCCAGCCGGACGGAGCGAACTACGTTGTCTTGTACCAAATGCTTTGCTTAAAAACCATCAACACTGAAGGGCGTCTTTCCCGAAAAATTGGTGAAATTATCATTCCATACGACATACCGAAAATTCAGCGGGATATGAAATGGTTTTCCGTAGACACCATTCGCGTGGCGTTGGACCTGTTTAAGGCGTTTGGCCTGATTTACGAGGACGTAGATGGCGTGTTGTCTCTGGCAGATTACCATTCACTGGTTGGTAGCGAAAGCGACTACGCAAAGCAGAAGAAATTGCAACGGAAGAATAACCGACCAGAATTAGGTGTGGACATTGTCCACACGAATGTCCACACAGAGATAGAGATAAGAGATAAGAGATTAGAGAAAGAGATAGATATAGAAGATAGTTCTTCTTCACTACGTTCAGAAGAACTTGTTGCCCCCGAAGCGGCGGCAACGCCCCAGCAGGAAGAAAACGAGCATATCCCTTACGCAAAGGTCCAGAAGCTGTATAACGATCTTTGCCCGAAAATGGCGAAGTGCACCGTTATGAGCGAGGCGCGAAAGAAGGCAATCAAGGCGCGATTTAGAAGCGGCTACAAGCTGGAAGATTTTGAACGCCTTTTCACGCTGGCGGCGCAGAGTTCATTTCTCAACGGGGGCAACAAACGGAATTTCATGGCGAATTTCGACTGGCTCATCAGGGACGCGAACATGGCGAAGGTTTTAGACGGAAACTATGCGGACAGAGCCGGCGGAAACAACAGCCCTGATGGCGGCGGGTTCACCTACGACTACGGAGATATGAGCGGGAGTTTGTGATGCTGGACGATATTTTCACTACGCTGGCGCGTCGATCGGCGGCGCTGGCCGTTCCGGAAGAGGGAGATTTCATGCGAGACGGTCTTCTTCACTGTGGAAAGTGCGGAAAGCCGAAGCAGTGCCGCGTGCCGCTCCGTGGAGATACGAAGAAACCGGAGGTCGTCGGGTGCTGCTGCGACTGCACGAACGAGGCGTATCTGCGCGGAAAGGAAGAGCGTGAGCGAGAGGAAAAGCGGCTGCGCATTGAAGCTATGCGAACAGATTGCATCCGCGACAGGGGACTTTCATCGTGCCGCTTCGATTCCGCCGAGATGACGGATGGGATTTTGAAATGCAAACGCTACGCCGAACACTGGAAGGAGATGCAGGAGCAGAACAGCGGGCTTCTCTTGTGGGGCAACACGGGAACCGGAAAAACCTACGCTGCGGCTTGTGTTGCCAATTACCTGATCGGCTGCGGAACGCCGGCGATGGTGACGAGCTTTCCACGCATCCTGAACGCGGGATGGGATAAGCAGGAGATCATTGACCAGATGCACTATTACCCGCTGGTCGTAATCGACGACCTTGATGTGGAGCGGAGTACCGAATACGCGATGGAGACGGTCTACATGGTGATCGATGAGCGATACAAGGCGAAAAAGCCGCTGATCGTGACTACCAACCTGACGCTTGAAGAGCTGTGCAAGCCGAAAAGCATGGATTATCAGCGGATTTACGACCGCATTCTTGAGCTGTGCATCCCGGTTGCATTTAAGGGCGAGAGCATCCGGCGCAAGACCGCAAATGAGAAAATGCGGCGCATGAAAGAAATTCTTGACGGAGGGGTGTAAGGCATGGGCGGATGCCGATTTGACAGCGTGAGCGATCTTCCTGAAAAGTACCGCGAGCAAATCAATGCCGAGATCAAGCGGCAGAACGTGAACCGCGCCGCCCGCGCCGCGGTGGAGCTGGTGCAGAGCGTGCGGGAGGCGAAAGAAAAGCCGAAAAAAAAGAAAGAACGCAAATTTCATAACCGCCCGACAGAGCGGATCATGCCCAACGGCGATGTGCGGACATTTGACAGCGCACGGGAGGCGAGCCGTTATGACGAGCTGATGCTGCTGCTCAGAGCGGGCGAAATCCGCGAGTTGAAGATCCAGCCGCAATTCACGCTGAAAGAAAGCTTTGTCACGCCGGAAGGAGACCTGAGCAGGAAGGTGGTATACATAGCCGACTTTTCCTACGAAGCGCGAGCGAAAGACGGGGCGTGGCACTTTGTTGTGGAAGACGTGAAGAGCGAGAGGACGAGGAAAAACAAGGATTATCGCATCAAGGTAAAACTGATGCAGGAGAACAGAGGGATCACCGTGCAGGAGGTTTTCTGACAGAAGGAGGTGCAGACGCATGGTGGGGAGCTATGAAGTGCACACGCTAATCATCCACGCCGTCGCTCCGTGGGAGAGCGAAGATGCGAAGGCAGTGGAGGCGCGGCCTATTGAAACGCACAGCACGCAGGAGCAGATCGACTACTGCGTGAACCATTGCCCGTATGCTCATTGCGTGGACTGCATGGGCAGAAGGAGATCGGAGAGAAAGACGGCAGGGCGTCCGAGCCGATACGATTCACAGACATTGCGCGAGCTGCTGACGCTGAAGCTCACAAATGCAGAAATGTGCAGAGCGCTGGGGTGCAGCGAAAGGGCACTGAGAAATTACAAGAGACGGGAGGCGGCAGAACGATGCCTATGAGCGAATACGAAAAGGCCCGGCTGATGCCGGAGGTGATCGGCAAGGCGAAACGAGAGGAAATCCAAAAGCAGCAGGACCAATTCCGCACGGCGGCGCTCGAGCGGCTGCAAAGGGCGATCCGCTATGCGCAGATACAGAAAAATGACCCGACGATTTGCGACCGGTATGCAGACCTGCGATATTGGGACGGCTATCTGGCGGCGCTGAACGAGGCAAAGAACCTGATATGAAGCGCCTAAAGGCGGAGTATGAAAAGTGTTTCGGGAGGAAAGCGCAATGGATCAGATGCCGGAATACGCCGTTCGGCTGCGGAGACTGCGCGAGCAGAAAAAAATGAAGCGCCGCGTTGCTTCGGAGCTTTGCGGGCTGAGTAAAAACATGATGAAGCGCTACGAAAACGGAGAGGTAGAGCCGAGAGCAAGTGCTCTCATCCTGCTTGCGGACTTTTACGACGTTTCCGTGGATTACATCCTCGGCGTGGAAGACAAAAAATAATTTTCAAAAAATCCCCATATATGGGGCGCACTTTTCCTGAGATGTGAAATCATGGGAGATGTGGAGGTATAAACCTCAACGTCTCCCATCTTATTTTTTCGAGCAAGGAGGTCGCTATGGAAGAGCAGACGGTTGAAACACTGACGCTGGACGAGCAGCAGAAGCAATATACCGCAATTGCGCGCGAAACCAGCGACAGCCTTGCCCTTTTTTATTGCTGCATCCGCTTTGACGTTCCATTCGATATGCTGGCGGTCCCCAAAGAGGTGGGCAGTGCGGAGAAGTGGGTGGACTACTGCGACAATCTGCGAACAAAGGGGCTTGATAAAAAGCGCGGCGAGACGCTGGGCTTTCTCGATGGGCTGACGGACATCATGGAGATTTTTGGCGAGCGGCTGGACGTGGGAGAGTTCACCAAGGCCGTGGGCAACGAGAAAAGCGCGCGCAACCGAAAGATTGGAACGGCGAAGCAGCGCAAGGACTGGGGAGAGAACAGCACAAAAAATCCTTATACCGCCGAGGATTACAACGAGCTTGACCGAATCTATGACGCGCTGGCCAGCGACCTGATGGCGGCGGGTGGCGTGAGCGTGAAGCAGGAATTTATCCTGCGCGACTGCGCCAAGATGACGCTCGACCGGGACAATATGCGCTCCATCGGACAGTTCGACAAAGCGGCCAAGCTGAACAGGATGATTCAGGACAACCTGTCGAGCGAGGGACTGAGAAAGAAGGATGCAAAGCCCATTGACGACCTGCGCATTGACAGCCTGACGGAAGCGCTGGAGCGCAAAGGGCTGCTGAAGAACGGGAAACCGTGCAGCCCCGACGAGGCCTTCAAAATCTTCTTCGGCAGGACGTGCAAGTACCCGTACACGATGGACGCGGCGGAGCAGATGATCCTCATCAACGAAAACCGGATGCGGCAAAACGACGGGATGCCGGAGCTGGTAACGCTGCCAGACAACATGAGGCTGCACGACGACCTCGGCGAGTTTGCCGAAGAGCCGAACGAACGGGAAAGAGAAGCATACGCCAAGCTCGGACTTGTAAAAATGCCGCCGCCGAAAAAGAAAAAGCGGTGACGCTATGGCAAGAAGAACGGGGAAAGTCTGGTCGGCAGATGTCGGCTGGATCGCAAAAAAACCAACGGAAAACCGCGACTACGGCGATTACGAGGATAGTTTCTGGGCATTTGTGGTCTGGGTCTTTCGATGGTATCCGGATAAATTGCTGGATATTGCGCGCAGCGAGGAAGCGGATTTTGCGAACGAAGAGATATTGCAGCGCGTGATGATGCGCGAATATGCGCGCAAGCGAGAGGTTTCGATCACCGGCACACGAAGCCTGACGAAGACCAGCACGAAGATGAAATACGCGATGGTCAGCGATCTTGTTTGGCCGGGAACGCAGAGTGCGTATTACGGTCCGTCGTATCGGCAGCTTGCGGCCATCGGCAGCAAGACCTTCCGGCAGATCGAGCACGACTATCCGATGCTGGCAAGGCATTGGCGCGTGACGGCGGAAAGTAAGGACGACTTCAAGATCGAGACCGACTGCGGAAGCGCATTTTACATCTCGGCAATGCGCGGCGACAACCTTCATGACGTGACGGCGGAAGAATACGCGCAGGAGGAAGCGCCTGCGTTCGATTATGGAGAGTATTCGACTGTGGTGCTTCCGGCAGTGCGACTGTGGCACAACGTCAAGGGAGAGCCGGACCGCAATTTCGTGGGCTATAAAAAGCACGCCATTACCAGCGCGGGGCGAAAGCAGAACCACGCTTTCCAGACACGCTGCAAGGTGATGAAAAAAATGGCGGAGGGCGAAAGCGCCTTTGCCATGGATATTTCATGGGAAAGTATCGTATTGATGCAGATGCGCCCCTATGAGTGGGCGATGGGCCTCAAGGACGAGCTGACGGTAGAAAAGTGGATGCGAGAGATGGAATCACGCTACACGGGAGCGGATGAATTCCCAGTGCTGTCGGACGAGGTGCTGACAGACAGCCAGCGCTTGAACCTGATGGAAACGGAACACTGCTGCAAGGCGGCACGCCCGATGTGCGACCCGGAGGATGTGATCTACGTCATCGGATACGACGTATCCTACGAAGACAGCTCAAAAAACGCGAAATGCGCCTGCGTGGTGCTGAAACTGACGAGGCAAAAGGAATACCTCAAGCGCGACCGATTTTTGAAACAGCTCGCTTACATTGACGACTGGCCGCCGCCCGACCAGAGCAAAGCGCAGGCGCGGCGTCTGAAAGGAATTTGGCATCGCTTCTGCTATGATGGCAGCCAGACTTATATCGCCATTGACTCATGGCAGTATGGACGCGGCGTGCTGGAAGACTTGATGACCGACCTTGGAGACGGCTTGCCGCCGCTGTGCATCCGCAAACACGCAGCCTACGTCTCGGCAGAGCTGCCGGACGCTATCCCGGTGATCTACCCTATCAAGGCGGGCGGCACGGGCGTGACCGACCCGGACTTTGAGATGCTGAAATACGCACAGACGGAATTTGAACACCACAACGTAGAACTGCTGACGCTGAATGCCAACGAGGGCGTGGAAGCGTATAAGCGGGCGCACCGCATCAAAGATGATGACCGCGACTACCAGATTGCACTGCCGTATCAGAAGTGCCGCGAGCTGAGCGGGCAAATCCAAAACCTGAAGCTGGTGCCGAGCGGCGCAGGAATGAGCGAAAAGCGCATTTCCAAGGCAATCCAGCGCGACAGCTGGTCAGCGCTCAAATATGCGCTGCGGCTTGCGCAGATCATTGAGCGAGAGGAATTGCTCAATGAGATCAGCAGCCGGAAAAAGAGCGACTGGGCAGAAGCCCTGAAAAAATTCGAGAACGGCGGCATGGCGGCCATGGGGGCTCCCGGAAAGGCAGTGGGGCGCACCGTGACCGAAAGACGCGGAGGAAGGGTCTACTGACATGGCGGTAAATTACAGGCTGTTTGCAGCGCCGGTGAGCGCGGAAACTGTGAGGCGGGCGGCGGACGAGCGCTTTTCCCGCATTACGGCGGAATATATCCTGATCTACCGCCGGACAAAACCGAAAAACCTGCCATGCGCAGAGATCAAGGGCGCGGACACCGAACACCTTACCGAGCGCGACAGGGCGTGGCTGAAGGATTCCATCCTTGTGCTGCTGGCGGAAGCGGCGGCGAAGGCACAGGAAAAGTCGAAGGAGCGCATGAACGAGCTGATCGACAACCTGGAGGATGCGCTGCGGGAGGAACAGGAAAAACTGAACGAGGGGACGGAAAATGGAGGAAAAACTGAATCTGACAACTGAATTGCAGGACGTGCAGTATTCGTCATATTCCGACATTTTCGGACGCTTCAAAAAGCTTTCGGAACAGTATGGCGGAATGCCGATGAACAGCCTGATGAGCGCATTTTCTCGCACGACGGGCGCACAGTATTACCGAAACGACCCTTACATCCAGAACCGCCGCGTGCAGGCGATCTCTTCGCTGCCGAACGAGTTTTCGAAGAACAAAGTGGCAGAAATGCTGACAAGCCCGCTTGCCAACGAGCGGGGGCTGCGGCAGGTGGAGCACGCGCTGGAATACACGGCGTATCCGCTCTTCCACACGCGGAAGATGTATCAGGATCTGCTGACGTATCACAGTTACATCGTGCCGGAATTCACCGACAAGGACGCTGCGAAAAACGACGACTTCTGGAGGGAATGGAAACTGCTGGAAAAGCTGCGGCGCAAGCTGGACCCGAAAACCACGGCGCACAAGCTTGCCGGTCAGGCGGTGCAGGAGGGAAAGGTATTCTACTATCCGCGCATCAGCGTGGACAAACCGCACAACAAGGTGGATTACGCTTTTATGCAGCAGCTTCCGTCCGACTGGACGAAGATCGTCGGATTCAACAGCGTGAGCAAGTACACGGTCGCCTTCAACCTCTTCTACTTCCTGCGGCCGGGGTGCTTCCCGGAGCAGTTTGGCGACCTCTTTGAGCCGTATCTTGACACCTTCTCGATGGTGACGGACAGAGCGCCGAAGGGCGTTGGGAAAAAATATGTCTACGCGGAGAAGGGCACCGTGGACATGGGGAGATTCCGGCAGATCGTGCAGGATAACCCGCAGGGGCTTGCGGGAGAGCCGGAGGTCTACTACCAGAACGGAAAATGGTTCTACTGGGTGACGCTGCCCGTGGACAAGATTTTCACCTTCGAGATCGATGACGCCAATACGACAGCAGTTTCTCCGCTGACGGGGCTGTTTTTATCGCTGCTGCAAATTGCACAGTACGAACAGATCCAGTTGGAGCTGGTGCAAAACCCGCTGATCTCACTCTTCACGGGTGAGATCCCCTACAAGCAGAAAAACGATCAGACTGCCATTGAGGACGATTACCGGCTATCTGATGCGGGGCGAAGGCTTTTTGAATACCTGTGGTATCAGATGCTTTCCGACAGCAACACGAGCGGCATCGGGTGGTTTACAGCACCTGTCGCAAACATCAAAATGCACCAACTTGCAGAAGCGCCGAGCGCAACGAAAATTTCTTCTGCGGGCTATGGCTACACGATGGCGAAGGCAGGACTTTCGGCTCTGATCCCGACGAGCGACGAGCCACGCGCGGGCGTTGCGAACATCAGCCTTCAGATCGAAAGCAAATTTGCCGAGCAGATTTACCGCTGCTACGAACGGATGATGCAGAGCATCATGGACGGCCTGAATTTGAAGTATTCGTGGAGATTTGAGTGTTTCGGCAATATTGCGGAGGACGCAAACACGCTGAAAGCGGCCAAGGAGGGCATGACGCTCGGCATTCTGCCGCAGACGGTCATTTACCTTGCATTGCACGACATGAGCGTAGTAGACGACCTGACGCTCTCGCACGCGATCAGCGAAAGCGGCGTGCTGGATCTTCGCATCCCGCTCGTTTCGACGTATTCCGCGAAGCAGGGGGACAGCAGACTGCCGCCACAGGCGGCACATGACGCAAACCCCGGCGGACGGCCGGACGCGGAGGGGAAGAAGACAAGCGAGGGCGCCGAGGCGGGCATTGATGCAAACGGCTGAAAAAGGAGATGAAGACGATGGCAAAGGCAAGAGAAATCTTTACATACGACGATGCGCGATATGCGCCGCTGCGCGACGCGGCACGAAATGCAACAAGAGCCTATCAGGATGCGGCGCGCGGACTGGATACGCTCAAGGAGTGGGTGCTGATCGAGTTTGGCCTGATGAACTTATCGAATGCGATCCACGCGCTGGCACATGAACAGCCGAAGCGATTCGATGTGATCGGCGACATTCTGCACCAGCGGCATCTGATGCAGGAATATCCGGCGACGGAGGAATACCGGGCGCGGCCTGCAAATCTTGATGACGTTTTTGAAGAGATCATCCGTATGCTCGACCGCATCGAGACGGCGCTCAAGGAATGTGTGCGCGTTTCGGACGAGCAGGGGCTTTACCCGCTGGGGAGAGCATTCGAGAACCTGCAAATGCAGAACAGCGAAAGCTACGAGACGTTCCTGTACGCATGGGAGATGTTCGACGAGACCGACGGAAGCGCCACAAGCTATGACAACTGGGTGCGGGCGCTGTTCAAAAACGAGGGGGAATAAGAAATGCCATTCAGAACAAGAGAACGACCGCCCGAGCGCGTGAAATATTCCGGAGAGCTGCGCGTGATGCAGAAGCTCGGCCCGTATGAATTCGGCGTTGAGCTGTGGCTGATGCGCGACGGAAGGAACCGGAACAAGTGGGACTACCGAAATCTCGAGCGGTATTACCTGACATTTGTGGGGCAGCCCATCCTGTGCGCTTACATCGGGCCAAAGGTCGGCGACGGACACAATATGTCCGAGCGCGTCGACCCCAGCACGGGAGAAAAATACTACAGCTTCACCGATGGAACGGCGGAGCGAATCGTCGGAACGCTTTCCGACGAACCGAAGGACTTTACCCTTGTGGAAAGGGATGGTCATACATGGATCGTGGCGAAGGGAAAGCTCTACTCTTTCTACGCCAAGGAACTGGTGGACAAGATCGTGCGGGCAGGGCGCATGGATGTGTCATCGGAAACCTTGGTAGAGAAGGAGCATGAGGAAGACGGCTACGCGGTATTTACCGAGTGGACGGGCATCGGCGTCACAATCCTTGGGGATGACGTTTCCCCGGCGATCCCGAGTGCGCGCATTGCGGCGCTCAAGGCCATGCAGGAAGAATTCAAAACGCTGAAACTGCGGGCGGCATCGCTGAACGACGGAAAGCCGCAAACCAAACAAAACCCTAAAAAAGGAGTGAAAAGAAGCATGAACAAGAAAGCAGCGGAACAGCTCGCTCCGAAGTTCGAGGGCTACAAGATCGTGGCGCTGAGCGAAGACGGCCTGCGCGTTGGCCTGATCGACCAGACCGGCGCGGCTTTCACCTATGTTTTCAACAGCGAAGACAACGGGGAAGTCGTGGCAAGCCGCATCAAGCCGTGCTACCTGACGGCAGCCTTCCACTTCGACGCGGAGAACGAAGAGAGCGTGGATGTGTGCGACATCTGCGAGCACGCCTGCGCGTCCATCCGCGACAAGAACACCGACATCAGTGCACTGCGCGCGCAGCTGGAAAGCGCAAACAACCAGCTCGCGGCCATGCAGGAGACGGAGAACAAGCGCCGCATGAACGCCGCAAAGGCTGCCGTGACCGAGACGCTGAACGCCTTCAACCGCAACCGCGAGGACAAGATCGGCGAGGATGCGCTTGCCGCCGTCTCTGCCGATGTGGAGGCGGGCGTTTACGCCAACAGTCTCGACAAGGACGGCAGCTGGATCGGCGAGAAGCTGGTGCGCGACGCAGTGCTTGCCGTGTGCGGCGCTGCGGTGATGGAAGCAGACGAACGGCGCGCGAACGCAAAGAAGACCCGCTTTATCGGCGAACGCCTGAACAGCGGAGAGCAGCGCGAGGGCGTTGCAAGTCTGCTTGAAAAGTGGGGCATCGAGACGACCCCGCAGGGCAACTAAAGGAAGGAGTGAACAAGAATGTCTTATATCGCTAAAACTGCATTTGAAGCCCGTATCACGAACAACGAGTTCAACGAGCTTTGCAACATCACCGGCCGCTATCAGGCTTCCAGCGCGGACGCGGACTGCTCGGCAGGGCTTCTGTGCGTGAGAGGTGAGCAGCTCCCGTGCGCCGGATTCACCGGCATCAAGAACGAGAACGCATGGTATATGAACGCCGCCGGTGCTGCGGCCAATGTGGACACGCCCGTGTATGCCGCCAATACCTACGAGGTGCAGCACCTTTCCGGAAAGAGCGGACAGCTCTACGCCATCGGCACCGAAACGCTCGGCCTCGGCATCCCCGCCGGACGCGACGGCACCTTTACCAAGATCGTGTTTGATGACGATCACGTCTATCGCTTTGGCGAAGGAAACCTCTCCACCGCCATTGGCACGAACACGTTCTTCACCATTGCGAACGGCCTGCTGGTTCCCGCTGCGGCGGCGCCCACTGCGGCCGGCTCGATCTATTTCAAGCTGCGCGGCAGCGGCAAGTTCACCGAGGGCACGACCGCAAGCTTCGGCTATTACGATCTGGTCGCCTGCAAGGTGAGCGTCGCAGCAGGCGGCTAAGCGGAAAAGTAAGGAAGGAGTGAATAGAAAATGGCTAAACTGACTCTCAACAACGTGTCGAAGGACAATTTTGAAGTCCACGGCAACAACGAACGCGAAGACATCATCGCGGCCGGCCGCACCCTCTTTTTTGAGCACTCGGTCAAGGGCAGAAACGAGATGCTCGCCGCAATGAACGGACGCGGCACTGCGATGCAGCGCATGACCACCGACGCGGGATACAAGCAGCTCAACGACAAGTTCCAGCGCGACCACATGCTGTACGCGGCGAAGATCGCCTGCGCACAGACCGGCGAGAACGCCCCGAAGAGCTGGGAGGATTTCAAGCGCGACGGAGGACGCTTCTACGGAAACGAAGCGTTCTATCGCGTGCAGCAGGGAATCTATATGGAGATCCTGCGCCCTATCCTTCCGGCGGTCTACTCCGAGGCTGTCAGCCTGTTTGCCGATACCGTGGAGGTTGACTTCGGTCAGACGTACATGGTCAGCATCGGCAGCAATGACATCCCGGTATTCCAGGATTCGAGCTGGGGCGCTTCGCGCAGCGTGCCGCGCAACCGCTTCTACAGCCGCGATTACGCACTGAACCCGCAGCCCAAGAGCTGCTGGATCACGGCAAAGTGGATTCAGCTCGTCGGCAACAACATGGACTTCGGCGACTTCTTTGCGAACATCGCCGCCGGTATGTACGCCAAGACCATGGGTATGTGGAATCAGGCAATGAACATCGCCAAGGGTGATGTTTCCCTGATCCCCGCGAACCTGAACTACACGTTCGACACCCAGAACTGGGTGAAGGCGGCAAACAAGGTATCTGCGCTGAACGCAACGCGCATCTCCAACCTGTTTGCGACCGGAAGCATGGTGGCGCTCTCCAAGGTGCTGCCGACGAATGTGACCGGCTCTACGAACGTGAACATGGACGCCGCCATCGCAACGCTGCTCGGCGCGGACTACACCCGCAGCGGCTATCTCGGCGAGTTCATGGCAGTGCGCCTGATGCCGATGCAGGATGTGATCGTCCCCGGCACGCAGAACACTGCGCCCGAGACGCTGCTCTCCGATACCGACATCTACATGATGTCCTCGAGCGGCAGAAAGCCGATGACCATCGGCTACACGGCGGGCACGCCCATCACCATCGAGATGGACCCCACGAAGTCTGCGGACTTTGAAATTGGAATGAACGTCACCATTGCCCTCGACACGGTGGCCACGTTTTCCAGCAAGATTGCCCACATCACTGTGTCCTGATAACGGCGAAAAGCGGGAGGGGCAAACCCTCCCGCCCATACGCGGCGTGCTGATGCAGAAGCGGAAGCGGTGGCTATAGGCAACATCGCGGACGTGTGACGGCTCGATACCGTCTCGCCGCTCCAACCGGAAAGCCCGTGCCGTAAAGCCGGGACCGGAAAAAGAGGAAATCCCCTGCCTTTAAGTGGAGAGCTGAATACCATCATTCTGAAAGGAGATAAAACGATGGGCAAGAAGACGACCAAGAGCGCGGCGGAGCAGGCCGCGAAGATCATTGAGCAGGAGAGCGAGGTCGGTACGGAGGGCATCGTGGGCGCGGCGGAAGACGGAACGGCCTTTGAAGTCCCGGCGGATGAAGTGACCGCCATCAGTGACGACGGCAGAGAAACGCCCCTGACGGAGCTGGAACCGGCGCTGAAGGGCAAGAGCGTGACGGTGGAGAAGGAAGCCGTTGCGCAGAAGCTCTATACCGAAGAAGAGGTGGCGGAGATCGCGCGTCAGGCGGCGGCGAGCGCCGTGGCAGAGGCGATGAAAAATGCGCCGCAGGCGATGACACAGATCGTTCAGTATGGCGCGGATGCGCAGAAGGTGCAGTTCCTCTGGATGGCAGAGGTGGCGGACGACAACACCGTGCAGTTCGGCGACGGCGGCATGTACGGCAGCATCGTTGGCAAGACGGGCAGCTTTTATGTGCCCAAGAACGACCTGAGCCGCATCCTGACGAGCATGAACAGAAAGTTCCTTGAAGACCGCTGGCTGATCGTGGTGAATGGCCTGACCGATGAGGAACGCGAGACGCTGGGCGTAGACTACAAGGAAGGCGAAGTGCTCGACCGCAAGGCATTTGCAAAGATGGTGGAGCTGGGCGACGAGCTGCTTGAGCTGTATCCCGTGCTGTGCGAGGGACACAAGCAGATGGTGGCGCAGCGCTACGCGGACGCATTTGCCGCAGGCAGCCCCTATGTGACGCGCGAGCGCGCGGTTAAGCTGAACGACCTGAGCCGACGCGAAGGACACGAGCGCGGAGATTTTATCCACATCATCGAAGAAATGAACGAGCGCGACGCGAGATAATTCGCCGCGCGGAACGCAGGAGGGAACTATGGCGAGCGTAATGCAGGGCGATGCTTACAGCATCCCCGTGACGATCAAATCGGGAAACGGGACGCTGATCACGCCGGAGATCGCGGCGTGCGTGGAAATCACGGTAGGGCAGTTCACAAAGCGGTGGCCGGGACAGGTGACGTTTGATGAAAAGACGGGCGAATGGAAGTTCCCCGTGACGCAGAAGCAGACATTCCGATTTGCCCCCGGCACTGCCGTGGTGCAGGCGCGCGTCGTTTTTCAGGACGGCTCGATCATGGGCGGCAGCGGTGCGCCGGTTCGCGTGGAGCAGAGCGCAAGCCGCGGCACACTGCCGCAGCCGGAGAAGACGGAAGCGGTGACGGGAAGCGCACCGAAGGCAACAGAGGTCACGATTCCGACGGTTCACGACATCGACATTTCCCTCCACTCGCAGGTCATCCTTTCAGACCCCATCAAAGCACCGTACATCGGGGATAACGGGAACTGGTACGAGTACGACGCCGCGACAGGAACGTTCGTCGATACCGGCACAGCCGCCTCCGGTACTCCCCCCATCACCCCCGACACCGCCGGTAAATATCTGACCAACGATGGCAGTAAGGCAGAGTGGGCAAAAATCGAGTCCAACCTTTTCCTTGTTCATCTCATTCAAGGCGAGCTTGGTTCTGACGGCAAGCCAATATATACGGTTGATAAGACTTTTGCTGAGATTAAAACTGCATGTGACGCGGGTAAAAAGGTTGAGCTGATTCCGCCTGCGAATGACAAGAACTTCTTTATGTCGGTTGGTACGGTCCCGTTTGAGGTTGTAAACATAACTACCAAGGCGATTAATTTCCAAAGTTTCGGCGTATCTTCCGTTGGTATTGACCTCATCCCACCTTGGACACTTGGTGGTATACCAATGGGGGTTATCAATGTTAGTATTTCTCCTGATGAAAAAGTATTAGTTGATTTTCCTTTCTTTGTAGACGGCGATACTGAAATGCCAGTATGGGACGTGATCCAAAGGCTACCGCAGCAGTATATCGTTGCTGTGACTGCTGGGGCGGACGGCACTCTGAGCGCCAACAATACTTTGTATCAATTACAAAGCGTGGTGCAGGCATACGGCTTTATAAATGATATTATTGGGACTGCATTGATTAACGCAGTCTATAACGGAAAGTTATATTACATGTCTGCCTCAAAAGACACTTCTGCGACCTTTACCGCCACAACTGAGAACGGCCTGGAAACTCTAACTGTTTCAAATGACGGTAAAGAGGGCAGCACGGATGTATGGACGCATGAGGTCACTCCTTTTGACAACAAAGTTGTTGTGACGTTGGCGTACCAAAATGGCAAATATAGGCCGTCGATTAGCGCCATAGCTATCGACAGCGCTGCACGAGCTGGGAAGAATGTTGTCCTGGAAAATCCTAACAGTGGTTATGAAATTCCACTTGTATATAGTTCGAGTTACGATATTGGCTTGGCTACATTTACTTTTGTGGAACAAAAGTCTTCCATCCATCAGCGGATTAGTCCGCCTGATGTGGTCACTTGGGAAATTCGAGGGGAAGGCACTGCCACACTATATCGGACACCCCTTCCTCCAGCTGTTTCTTCCTCTGACAATGGAAAGTTCCTGAGAGTGGTGGACGGTCAGTGGGCGGCGGAAGCCGTCGCCAACGCGAATGGGGTGAACTTCTGATGGCACAAAACGAATATTTGGTCGATGGCGCTGATATGACGTCCGTTGCTGATGCTATCCGTGAGAAGGGCGGCACGACCGCGCCGCTGAGCTTTCCCGAGGGAATGGCAAGCGCTGTGAGGGATATCCCGTCTGGCGGGACTGACCTCTCCCTCGGCATCACAGGTGCGGCCGTCGGTCAAATCGCCAAAATCACGGCGGTGGACACCGACGGCAAGCCGACCAAGTGGAAGCCGGTGGATATGGCGGGAGGCGGGAGCGAAATCACACAGCTCGAATTGCTACTGGATTTAACGCTCGATAGTGCTTCGGCCATCATCGAGAACGTCGACTTTAGCAAGCACAGCAAGCTGGTCATCTTGATTGGCGGGGAAAAGGGGGAGGCAGCAATAAGTATGCCTTCCGGCGATCTGTTCGCGTGGGGATATCAGTTCGAAATCGCCTATTATTCTTTGTTCCTGCCAGCGGCGAACACGACTTATCCTAAGGGAGGAGTGGCGTACTATGTCACACGGATCGCACCCAATGTAGCTCGTGTCGATTTTTGCAAGACCGCCGTAACCGATATATATGTCACCAATAAGTTACAGATGAACTCATCGGCAATCGACACCCCCAAAACCGGCAATTGCCTCGGCACTTTGACGGACAAACAGGACGGTGTGTATTTGAGATTTTCGGCGGAGGTTGCTAACGTAAAATTGCAAATATTTGGAGCGTGACGAAATGAAAATTTATGAGTATGGCATCTACCGCGACATGACCCCCGAAGAAATCGCGGAGATGGAAAAGCTGGCAACCGAAATGCCCGCGCCTGAACCCTCGCCCGAAGAGCGCATCGCCGCGTTGGAGCAGGACAACGCCGAGTTGCGCGAAGCAATGGAGGCACTGTTAAGCGGGGTGACAGCATGAGCGAGCTGAGAGAGCGAGTCATCGCGTACAACGCCGAGATCAAGGCCGCACTGCAAGCGGTCTACAACGACCTCAACCAAGGGCAGCGCAAAAAGCTGCTGCGCAATCCCGCCATCCGCGCAATGTTTGCGCGGTACGGGGTGGAGGCGGATGCGAAGAGCGGGAAGGAGTGAGCGCTATGAGCGAGCGGGATATGAACTGCGGAACGGAGGCACGCGGGATTCCGGAAGCGGATAACCGCTGCGTCTGCTGCGGAGAGATCATACCGGAGGGACGGATGATCTGCTGGGGCTGCGAAAAGGGGCACAGCAAGAAAGGATAACGCAATGGGAACGAAGTGGAGCGAGATCATCAGCGAAAACGCAATGACGGATATTAACGATGTGCGGCTGATCGAGCTGGCGCAGGAAAACCCTGCGCGGTTTTTCCGAAAAATGGCGCTTTACATGAAAAACGCGATCCCCATCTTCAATCGCCCGCCCGAGATCCGACAGTGGTTGGAGCTGGACATGACGCTCCCTTCGTGGGACGAAGCAAGTTGGGTATCGACCGGCGAAAGCGCGATGGAGGAAACGCAGGTGGCGACCGGAAAGACCGGCTACGGCGTTTTTTCCTGCGTGAAGGTTGAATGGCTCGACAACGGCGAGGCGGTAGAAACACCATATCACGGCGCGAGCTACGACGCGGAGACGGGGGTCGTGACGTTTGCGGCGCAGGACGCGGCAGGCGTGGAGTATTCGATGGATTTTTACCGCGACGGCGCATTTGCAAAGGAGCTGACAGCGACGCAAAAGCGCATCCTCGGGCTGTGCGTGGCAAGCACGTGGGACGAACATTTTTTTCGCGACTGGCTGGCTGACGTTGCCAAGGCGCACGACAGGAGCTATGAAGCGCCGAACGAATCGCAATACATGGAAAAAAGCGTGAAAAAAAAGATGGCGAACCGAAGCCTCCTCAACGAAGAGCTGCGCAAATACGAGCAGGACTGCGCGTATTACAACGCTTTTCGCGCAGGAAACCGCAGGGAGGGATTCGTATGAGCGAGAACGACGCCATCCGAAACGTGACACTGCTCGGCGGCACGGCGGCGCGCCGCACCAATGCGCCGAAGCAGTACAGCGGCCGGCAAAAGCAATACAGCGGCGATGCGACCGCACTCTTTTACGCAGAGCGCGCGAAGTACGCGACCGATTTTGTGGACGCGCAGGTGCAGGGGCTGGTGCCGGGCGACTTTTACGCATGGCGCGGGCAGAAAATGCGCATCAGCGACACGATCAAGCAGGGCGCAAGCCTGACGAGAAAGACGGACGACCAGAAGGAATACCTGATGGCAGACCGTGGCATCGACTACATCCCCGAGGGGGCAAAGATCGAAACGATGGGGTCAACGTGGCTTGCGACGAACCCATCCAACCTTTCAAGCGTTGCGGGAAGCGGCATCATGCGCCGATGCAACGCAACATGGAACCATCTGGACTGGTACGGCAGGGTGCGCAAGGAACCCATCCTTGTGGAAAAACAGCAGGCGATGGCGACGGCAAACGACTTTCAGGACGTGTCGCTCATCATGCAGGGATACTTCAACATCATCTGCCAGAAAAACCCCGAGACGGAGGAGCTGGATCAGAACAGCCGCCTGATCCTCGGACGAAGGGCATTCCAGATCACGGGATACAGCGACGTGACGCAGGAATTCACAGGAGAGGACGAGAGCACGCATCTTTTGTACTTTGCGGCGCGGATTCAAGAGCCGGACGAAACGATAGACGACCTTGCACGCAGAGTTGCGGGCGGGAAAACCTTTTCGTGGGAAATCCGAATCTCCGGCGCGGCGGTGCTGCGCGCGGGGGAAACCGCACAGATGGAAGCAGAATCCATCCGCTGCGGCGAAGCGGTGGCGGGCGGAGACGAAAAGCATCCGGTCTCGTATTTCTGGGAAACGAGCGACGAAGCGGTGGCTCGCGTGGATGCGGGCGGGCTTGTGACCGCTGTGAGCGCTGGAAGCTGCACGATCACGGCGCGGCTGGCACAGAACCCGGAGATCGAAAGCGGGATCACGCTGAGCGTTGCAGATGAAAAGAGCGGCGCGGAGGTAAGATTCCTCACCGAACCGCCTGAAACGATCGGTGCTTACGACGCGGCGACGCTGCGGGCGGCCTACTACGAAGGCGGAGAAAAGAAGGGCAACGCCGTGACATGGGAAATTTCCGGCGCGAGCGAGGACGCTTATACCGCCGCAGTGCTCGGAAATCAGGTGACGATACAAAACTGGGGCGGCAGCGAAACGCCGCTGACGGTGACGGCAAAATGCGGCGATGCAAGCGCGAGCGCGAGCGTCCGGCTGGAGGGGATATAAAATGGAGCACTGCCCATACGCTTACCGAAAGATCGGAGATGTGAGTCTGCATTGCTGCGCGGACGAGCAAAACAGCGAAAGCGACTGGTGCGCGCATCAGTTTTTCTGCCCCGATACGGGGCGGTGCGAGGTATCTCCCGACGGGGCGCGATGCCCGCTGAGGGAATGCAAAAATCCATAAATATCTGAAAGGAACTTAAATTATGGAATACAAAAAGCTGACGGATGAAATGATGGCGGCGGCGCGCGACTATGTGCCGCTGATGGAAAAGATGGCGTTTCTGCGCGCCTGCGCGTCGGACTGCTTTGAACGCATGGAAATGCGGCTGACGGACGACACCGTTCTTCCGTTCTTCAAGGAAAACGGAGAGCGCAAGAGCCGCTACATGATGGGCGCGCTGGTAAAGCTCTATCTGATGCAGGAGATCGAACCGGCGGAGGGAACGAAGTTCCTGCTGGCGGCAGACGACTACGACCGCTGGGCGGGCGGACACATCCTCGGACAGCTGAAAGCGATGAAGGCGCGCGGCGGCCCGACCAGCGAAAAGGCAAACAACCTGATCGCAGACTACAAGGAGCTGGAAAAGCGCTTCAACGCAGAGGTGTACGCGATGCTTCAGGGAATGAACGACCCCGTTTCGAGGATGCAGCAGATGGCAATGCAGAGCATGACGCCGGAGGCGGTGCAGAAGCTGGCCGAGCAGACCGGCGAGATCAGGGATGAGCTGGAAGCATTTCGAAAGAAGCGTGAAGGAAAATGAGCGCGAACTTTGAAAGCGCGACCTACCCATACGAGCGCGTACACCCTTCGTACCTGACATTCAAAGGGGCGGAGGAGCTGCCGAAGAAGCTGCTCCTTTATCTGCTCGACCTGCCCGATGCGGCAGGATATATACCGAAGGATGACAACGCAAGACCGCGCGTGCGGCTTTCCAAGTACCTGTGGTATGACGGGGCGAGACCGCTCGCAAACTCGCTGCCAACGGCGGCAGAAAAGCGCAGCATGCTTTTTGACGGCGAACAGCCCGTGGTGGACAGCGCCGAGATGAAGAAAAAGCACCCGAAGGGCTACCGGCTCTACGCCCAGCGATTTGACGGGCAGGCGCAGACCGAGGCGCAGACGACGATCCGATGCTTTCTGGGGCGCGTTTTTGCGGAGAACCCCTACAAGGCGCGCATCGGAGTGACATTCATCATCACCTGCAACGTGAATCAGGAGACGACGACGAGGTCAGACGCATATTCCCGCGCATACGACATCGAGCAGTGCATCATCGAGGCGCTTCACGGCGTAAACATGACGGGCATTGGCGTATGCGATTTTTCGCGCATGGCGCATGGAGACAATGGAAGCAGGTCAATTTACGACCAGACGGGCACACTGGTGGGACGCGAGGTCAAGATGAGCATCCAATGGGCGGAGAGCGACGATGCAGAGTCCGGCGCCGTGACCGCTTTTTGAGATAAAAGAAATACGATCACGGAGGACAGCCACATGAGTATGGAAATGCAGGATGTAGCTATCGCCCTGGAAGGGCACGAGCATGAGATCAAGTCGCTCAAGCACCGCATGGTTGCGGTGGAAGAGGCGCAAAAGGCGATGAATGAGCTGACCACAAGCGTGAAGCTGATGGCGGAGGAACAGAAAAACATTTCGGAAAAAGTCGATAAGATCGACAAGAAGATGACGGCGGTGGAGGGGAGACCTGCCGAGCGCTGGGAGAACATGGTGGACAAGGTCATCTGGCTTCTGGCGGGCGCCGCGATCATCGCCTTTTTCGCTCAAGCAGGAATCGCCTTATAAAAATTCCGGATATGCGAGGAAGGAGAAAATAAAAAAGTGGAACTTTCTCTTGCTATCAAAAAAGCCGTGCGGACGTACAGCGATATCGAAACGGACGGCATTACCCTGTACCCGATCCTTGTATCCAGATGGGATGAATTTATGCTGGCGCGGCCGGCGCTCGAGCTGATGCAGCAGACACTCCCGGTAAGGTATCTCTCCATGCCGCTGCTCAGCGCGTATTACGCGATGGACTACGAGGCTGTAACCAAAGACAGCGGCGGCTTGCCGACGGGGCTGTTTGCGCGCTCGCTTCTGCTCCTGTCACTCGCCCTGCGGCTTGGGCGGGCAGACGAGGAAGCGGAGCAAACGCTGAAACGGTTCCGGCTGCGGGTGGATGAAAGCGACCCGTCGATGCTGCGGGCGGTGGAATTTTCGCAGGACGGCGAAACGATGCAGAGCATCACGCCGGTGCAGTTTTCAAGACTGCGGGAGATCATTGCGGCACAAAACGGCGTGGAGCTGGTAAGCGCGGACGCGAATCCCGAGCTTGTGGAGGCGGAGCGCGACATTGCGGAGCAAAGGAGCGCAAAGCTGAGCGGCGATTTCGGAGAGCTTTTCAGCACCGTGGCGGCGCTGAGCCACGAGGATGAAAAAACCATTATGGAATGGCCCATCAAGAAATTGTTGGACCGCAAGGATGCTTACGCGCGTGTGCTGGGATACCTTCTGTGCGGCGTGAGCGAAGCGAACGGCGCAAAGTGGACGGGCGGAAACCCGTATCCCAGCCCGTTTTTCAGCAGAATGCAGCATGGCAGCGGCGCCCTGATCGCACTCGACCGCTTTGCCGGCGGCGCGGGCGCGAAAGCCGTTGCCGAGCAGCAGACGCAAGGATAACAACAGACGACAAATTTCAAAGGAGTTGAGAGTATGATCCAGTTTACTGATCCGAAACTTTACCTCAAGGGAACGTGCCTCGGCATTGGCGCAGACCCGAAGACCGGACAGATCCTTTTTTACGACAACAAGTTCCAGACCGCGAACTTCCAGACGAGCCTGACGATGGGCGAGATCCGCGCGGGACTGGGCAACGCCATCGCCACGATGCTGGGCAGCGACAGCGCCGTGACCGTGAACGGTATTTCTGCCGCGTTCAACCTCGCCATGAAAATGGCGCAGGTGGGCGGTACGCTGCGCTATAACGCGCCCGCGCCCGTGTGTCAGGTCGTGACCGCAGAAAGCGCGGCGCTGAAGGTGAACGTTGCCTCCGGCGCGCCGGTCGCGCAGGTGGGCATGAGCAAGGTGCTGTGCTACGTGCAGACTGTGGGCGAAAGCTCGCTGATCGCGCAGGACGGCATTCCCTATCCTATTACTGCGGACGGCACTGTGGCCGGATTCACCGCGAAGAGCGGCGAGCAGTACAAGGTATGGTACTTCGTCAACAAGGCGAGCGCACAGCTTGGCACCATCACCTCGATGATGAACCCGAAGGTGCTGCACTGGACGCTGCAGATGGCCGTCTACGCCAACGCGAACAGCGAGAGCAACGGCGGAACGCGCGTGGGCTGGCTGTATGCCATCGTGCCGATGCTAAAGCTCAACGGCGACGGCGGCGGTATCGTGGGCGACCAGACGACCCCCGACACCACGAGCTACACCGGACAGGCGCTGACTGCGGATGAAGACGTGGTTTCCGGAACCTGTGACAACTGCGGCGAGAGCGTGCTGGCGCACTATCTCTACGTCCCCGATGAAGCAAGTGCTGATATCAAGGGCCTTGCCATCGTGGGCGGCGTGGTGAATGTGCCCGTGAGCGGCACGGCGAAAGTCAACGCCAAGTTCGTGATGGCGAACGGCCAGCTCGTCGATATCGATCCTGCCAATCAGGCAAAGTATGCACTGACGGGAGCACCGAGCGGTACGAGCGTTTCGACCGACGGCGTGATCACGGCGGGCGCGACTGCCGGAAGCAACGGCGAGATCACCGTCACCTATCCGGCGACCGGCGCCGCGCAGTTCACCTGCACGGCGAATCTCGCGGTAGTGAGCGGCTAAGACAAAAGCCCCCTCGCAAGAGGGGGCGAGCGCGAGGGCACGAGGGAGATCGCGCCTTGGCGCTTATAAGGAGCTGAGACAGCAGGAGGCAAAGACGCATGAACATTTCACTTTCAGTGAGTGTGACGGGACTGGACGAGGACATCGCCCAGATCGAGGGGAGATTCCGCACGGCGATGAAAAACGCAATGCCTGCGCTCAAGGAAGAAATGGCGATGTGCCTTGCCGAGCACGTGCAGGGGGACGTATACGAGAAATTTACGCCAAAAGAGTATGTGCGGCGCGGCGAATACGGCGGGCTCGCGGACATTGACGCGAACGCTCACTTTGACATGAGAGACAACGGCGTGCGGATGATCTACCTTCCGAGCGGCGAAAGCGAGCAGGTGGAGCCGGAAGCACAGCTGGACGGCGACGCGCTCATTGGGCGCATTGAGAACAGACGCCCTGATTACGACTGGCGAAGAAAGCCACCCAGAAGACCGTTCTTTACCAACTTCCTTGGGGAAATGATCGAGGAGGGGCGCGCGGAGCGGGCGCTGGTGAATGGAATCAACGCGGCGGACGGAACGCTTGAGGTCATGGCGGATCTATTCAGCACGACAAGAGACGGCGACGAGGGATTTTCAGACTGACGATAGGCGGTGGATGAATGGCACAGGTACTTTTTAAGGGCGTTCCCGATTTTACGCAGGTACATATTGAGGTAGAAAAGGTCAAACGTGAGGTCGCCAGCATCAGTGCGTCACCGGTAAAATTGGGCGCAGGAACTGCGGCAAAGGAACTGAAAGATGTCAGTACGGCAGCGGAGAAAGCGGCGACATCTACCAAAAAGGTAACTGCTGCAAACGAACTCTTAGGAGACAGTTTCGGTAACATCTATAAAAAGATGCTCGTCTGGCAGGTCATGGGAACGATGGTCAGCAAGACGCTGGGTGCGTTCCGCGATGCGCTGGATATGATGCAGAAGGTAGACGACGAGCTTGTGACCGTGCGCAAGGTGACAGGAGCGACGGCGGCGGAGCTGGACGCGCTGAGCGAGAAAGCCTATAAGGTCGCTTCCGCTTACGGAGAAGCTGCGGACGAATATCTCAGCTCCGTTTCGGCCTTTGCCCGCGCGGGCTATGGCGATCAGGCGGCGGATCTTGCAGAGCTTGCTACGAAGACAAAGCTCGTCGGCGACACCAATGCAGAAACGGCGCAGCAGTTCCTCCTTTCCGTTGATGCGGCGTACCAGTACAAGGGCAATATTGAAGCGCTGAGCAAGGTGCTGGACGGCTCAAACCAGATTGATAACAGGTACGCCACCTCATTATCCAAGATTGCGGAAGGTCTCGGTACGGTGGCGCCCGTCGCGGCGCAGGCACACGTTGGCATCGACGAGCTGACCGCTGCCATCGGTACGATCACGGCGGTAACGCAGAGAAGCGGAACGGAGGCCGCCCGCGCGTTCCGCGCTTTGGTTCTCAACATCGTGGGTGATACCAAGACGGAGATCGACGAGGGCGTAACGTGGACGACCGGCGAGATCGCGGGCTTGCGCGATGTCATCAAGCTTTACGCAAAGGATGCCTACGATGCGGCGCAGGCGACCGGCGAGGTCATCGACCCGATGAAGGCCATCGGCGGTCTTGCGCAGAGCATGAAGGACGGGCTGCTGACCGAGCAGAAGCTGATGGAGATGGTCAGCGACATCGGCGGAAAGCTGCGCACCTCGCAGCTGCTCGCGCTGATCCAGAACTGGGATATGTACGAGTCCATGCTGGCCGACTACGGCAACGCTGTGGGCAGTGCGGACAAGGAAGTTGAGAACGCGCTGGACAGCTGGACGCGCAAGACCAATATCCTGAAAAACAGCTGGTCCGAGTTCGTAAGCGGTATTGTTGATACCGATTTGATAAAGGGGGCGCTCGACGGCATTATTTGGGTCGTTGACAAGCTCAATGCGAGCCTGAAAGGCGATAGCGACAATAGGCTACAACGAAACGCGGGCATCTATATAGGGAATATCAACACCTATCGGCAGCAGATCGAAGCGCTGAACAAAGCGATTGAGGATGGCGGCGGCGTCGCAACCGAAAAGCAGACGCAAAAGCTTGAAAAACTGCAAAAGAAACTGGGCGAAACAGAAGAAAAGGCCAGAGGCCTTTACAACACGCTGAAAGCGCAGGATGACGCAGGAGTATTGAGCGAGTCCATGCGCAGCACAATGGAGGGCCTCCAAGACCTACTGGGCATTATGCCCGAGGTGGAGACGGCGACTGAAAGTGCAGCGGTATCGGCGTCCGACTACGTTCAGGCGCTGATAAGCGAAAAGACGCAGGCCGGGGAAACCGGAAGCGAGCTTTACAATCTCGTTCAGGCCGAGATCGCGGCGAACAACCAGAACCTGAATTTCTCGCAGCAGGTTGCGGCGCTGCGGACACTGGCGACGCAGGCGGGCTATGCGGCCAGCGCAATCGCCGCCGTTTTCGGCATGGACGAGAACAGCATGAGCAACCAGATCCGCGCGGCGGCAAAGGGGTTGCTACAGGCGGGGCTTGCCGAGGATAGCCATGACGCTATGCTCAAGGCGAAGCAGAACTACATGAACGCCCTGTGGGGCAGCCTGACCAACTTCTACACGCCGGAATCCAGCGGAATCCCAAGCGGAGGGCCACCGAGCAGAGAAAAGCCTTCCTCCGGGAGCACCAAGAGCCAGACGGACAAGCAGCTTGAGGCGCACAAGGAAAATGTTTCACTGCTCAAGAGCGAGCTTACCCTGATGGAAAAGCAGGGCAAAAGCGTGGGCGAGCAGGTGGAGAAGATCAAGGCCATCCAGAACGCGCTGCACCGTCAGGCGGAATATATGCGCTCCATCGGCGCAAGTCAGGACGAGATCAACGCCCTTTCCGCCGAATGGTACGACTGGCAGGAGAAGATCGCAGAGCTGCAAAAAAGCCTTCTTTCCGAGCTGGACAGCGCGGTGCAGAAGAAGCTGGACGAAGCGAAGAAAAACCGAGACGCAGAGCTGGACGCGATCCAAGCGCAGATCGACGCGCTGAAGGAGAAGAACGAAGCCGAGGATACGGCGCTTGCCATTGAAAAAAAGCGTGCAGCCATCACGGAAAAGCAGAACGACCTGCTCGAAAAGCAGAAGGCACTGCTTGATGCGCGCAACGAGCGAACCGTGCGCACCTACAACGCCAAGACAAACCAGTGGGAATGGATCGCGGACGAGAAAAACATAAAAACCGCCGAGGACGCCCTCAAGAGCGCCGAGGACGCGCTGGAAAAGGCCAAAGACGATCTTGCGGACTACAACAAGAAACTGGAGCGCGACGCAGAGATTGCAGCGCTGGAGGCCAAAAAGGACCAGATCAATGCCCACTATGACGCGCTGGAAAACGCATGGGACCGCATTATGGATTCCCTTGATGATCCTGTGCGCGAGATCAACGACATTCTCAAGGACATTGCAGAGAACGCGACGCCGGAGCTGCGAGACCAGATCCTTAAAAACCGCGATCTCTTTGAGGAGTTGGGCATTGACCTGAGCATGCTTTCCGGCGCGATGAAGGCACAGATCGAGAAAATCTACGCAGTCTCGTCCGGTGGACAGCAGTATGGCATTGGAAGTGACCGCGGGCTCGACTTTGTGAACAACGCATCGGCTGGCAGTGAAATGACCGGAAGCGATGGCTCGCAGTGGACAAAGAATCCGGATGGGACGACCACGATCACAAAAGACGGACAGACCTATACGACAACGGGGCAGCCAAACCACATCGTTCGGGTGCAGCCGGATGGGAAGGCCCCTCCGGGCTACGGGGTGGGTGACTGGGTGGTCACGGCGGCAGGAACGTATCAGATCACAGCGGTAAATCCCGATGGGTCTTATCAGTCTGTTTTGATCGACCGCAGCAAGACAACGAGTACATATCCGGGTCCATATTACGATCAGGGCGGATGGCTCAACGGTACAGGCGGCATCAAGGCGACGAGCAAGCCAGAGACGGTGCTGCCGCCGGATTTGACGGCCAAACTCCTTTCCCCTGCGGCAGACGCGACGTTCCAGAAGCGTATGAACGAGCTGGGATTCCTGTACGGGGCCACGGGCAGAACGCCGGTGACGGCGGGAGGAACGGTGACGAATTCCAACGTGACGAACAACAACGGGGCGCATTACCACTACCGCGATATCGTGCTGACGGAAGAGCAGGCCAAGGGGACATCGCTCTATCAGCTGACGAAGCTGAGCGGAAGCCTTGGAAATTACAACAACATGTGAGGGGAGGAAGAAAGCATGGCAATCTATCAGCCGACGAATATTTCCCCTTCGCTGTGGGGTGAGCTGGGCAACGGCGTGGTGGATGCGACGAAGGCGCTGACGGTGACGTGGCAGGTGAACGGAACGAGCGCGCTGACGGCGTTTTCCATCACGATCTATCGAAACGATGCGGCGAGCACGCAGCTCTATACAACCGGAAAGCTTGCAGACGGGTGCCCGTTTTACGGAACGAATTATGCGGGAGAAACGCAGCTTTTCAGTTATACGATCGCCGCGAGCGCTCTTTCCGGTGCTGGCATCACGAACGGCGGAAACTACAAGCTCGTCATTACGCAGTATTGGAGCAGCAGCGCCAGCGTGACGCAAACGAGTGCGAGCGCGTTTATTACACGCGCCGATCCGACGCTGTCAATCAAAGGAATCCCGGCCCCGCTCACTGCGAAGGAATATAACTTTACAGGAACGTATGTGCAAGAGCAAGGTGACACACTGAACTGGGTGAGATGGCAGCTGTGCGCCCAGGGAAGCGAAGATGACCCGCTGTATGACACGGAGCGCATTTATGGGACAGGAGAGCTGCAATTCAAATATGACGGACTTTTCAGCGGCACGACCTACGGAGTCCGGCTGCAGGCGCAGACGGAGAACGGCGTGCAGGCCGATACCGGGTGGGTCTATTTTGCGGTGAGCTATGCCACGGCGTCTTCAACGGCGGCGGTGCAGGTGTGCTGCACCAGAAGCGTGAGCGGTATTTATATCACGTGGCCGCGTCTTGCAAGCATCATGGGAAGCGCGGACGGAGATTATGAAATCAGCAGCGGGAGGCTGACGCTTCCAGCTGGGAGCGCGATCACGTGGAACAGCGTCACGGGTCAAGCAATGCGCTTTGCACCGCCGTGGATGATCGCATGGAAGGGAAAAATCGCGCAAGCTGCAACGCTGTTTACAGCGGAAACGGATAACGGCAATATTACGGTGCGTGCGGCAAAGGATTCGTTGACGCTTATGCTTGACGATACAGTGCTTTATGAGAGCACGGAGACGCTGAATTACGGAGCGGAGCTTCTTGTGGCGCTGACACCAGGCACGCTCTATTGTTGGCAAATGAATCTGTCAGGTGGTCTGTATCCGCAAAAAGGGTTATATCCACACAAAGAGCTTTACCCGCTCAGATCGACGGTAGAACAGGTGACGCAGTGGTCCGCCGATATCTTAATTGGAAATACAGATATTACAGGGTTGAAACTCGAGGGAGCACAGGTGACGGACTATCTGTGGGTAAGCGCGCAGAGCCTGACTGCACAGCAGATGGATGAATTGTTTGGCAGCGGAACGTTCACGCCGAGTTTCGATGAAAATACATTGATGCTGGCAAACTTCGAGGACGGGCTGCAAGCAGGAAACCTCAGCGGCGTATTTGGCAGTGGGTTGAAAGGATTTTCCATTTACAGATACGAAACGGGTGCGCAGACGCTCAAACGCATCGCGGATGTGACGCTGGACAAACTGGCTATCGTGGACTGCGGGGCAAAATCGCAAGTCCCGGTGAGGTATTACATGTTTGGCATCGGGGCGGAAACCTATACGACTGCGCCGATCATCAGCGAAGAGATCACGCCGGTATTCTGGGACTGGACGGTGCTCGAGTGCGCGGCGGACAACGAGGGGACTTACCGCCCAAGCGAAATTTTCCGCTTTGGAAAGAACCTGACGAGCGGCGCCATCGGGAACAACAACCAGCCGGGAGTGCTGCAAAACTTCACGCCGTACCCGACGGTGCAGCCGTCGCCTGCGAACTACAGGAGCGGGACGCTGACGAGTCTGATCGGCAGCATCGACCGCGAGGGCAATTACAGCGACACGACGGAGCTGCGCGACCGCATTTATGCGCTGAGCGTAACACAGCGGGCGCTATTCCTGAAAAACAGGAAGGGCGATATCTGGCAGATCCGCACGAGCGATGCGGTAAGTATGAGCACGGCAGACGGGACGAGAGAGCAGGCACAGGTCGCATCGCTGCCGTGGGTAGAAACGGCGGATGCGGAGTCGGCGCGCATCATTTTACTGCCGGGAGATGCGCTGATGCCGACGGTGTGACAGGGGGTGAAAAGGAAAATGCCTACACAGCTAACAACGCACGCAGAACGACTGAACGACTACATGAAGATGCTGCGGAAGCCTTACATCAAGCTTGCCCGGCTGCGATTTTTGCAGCCGGACGGCTCGACGGCATTCGCCATCGACAATAACCCCCTGGGGTGCAGGAGCGGGGCGTTCCTGCAAGAGGGGAGCATCACGGTAAACCTACAGAACGGGCGGCGCAGGTCGGCAGACGTGACGCTCTCCAATCTGGACCATGCCTTTGATTACAATGTCAACGGCGTGTGGTTCGGGACGCAAATCGCGCTGGATGAGGGACTGATCCTATCGGACGGGTCAGAGTATTACATACAGCAGGGCGTTTTTCTGATCGAAACGCCGGATGAAGAGCTGATGCCGAAGAGCCGGACAGCGCACTACAACCTTGTGGACAAGTGGGCGAATCTGGACGGGACGCTTTTCGGGAATTTGGAAAGCATCTATGAGGTGAAGGCGGGAACGAACATCTACGCGCCGATCTCGGCGCTGCTGAAGCTTGACCGCGGGAACGGATACCAGATCGACCCCGTGCTGCCTGTATTCACCGAATACTACAACGGCAAAACGCAGGCGCTGCCGGGCGGCGGCACGGCGCTGCTGACGAACGCGCCCTACACGCTGCGCATCGACAGCGAGAGCGGGACAATGGCAGACGTGGCGCTGGGCTGCGCGGGGATGGTGAACGCATGGATCGGATACGATCAGGCCGGGGCGCTGCGGCTTGACCCATCGCAGGACGATATTGTGGACACGAGCAAGCCGGTGCAGTGGCAATTCTCACAGGAGGAAGTCCAGTTCCTCGGCGCGACCTACACGGTGAAGAACACCGAGGTCTACAACGATTACATCATCATTGGGGAGGCGCTGGACAGCGGCACGCAGATCGCGGGGCGGGCGACAAACATGGACCCGCAGAGCGACACGAATATTTACTCGAGCATCGGGAGAAAGACCAAGCGAGAGAGCGCGAGCGGATACTACACCGTGCAGCAATGCCAAGACCTCGCAGCATGGAAGCTCAAGCGCGCGACGGTTCTGCAAAAAAGCGTGAGCATCCAGTGCAGCCAGATGTTCCACCTGAACGAGAACGAGCTGGTGGAGATCGTGCGGAGCGACAAGCTGGGGTCGCCGGTGGAGCGGCACCTTATCATGGGATTTACCCGACCGCTGGGTGCAACAGGTCAGATGACCATCAACGCAGTGAGCACAAACGACTTTCCAATCGCCACGCTGACCAAGTGGCCGGCATGAAAAAAGGAGGAATGAACAATGCCTATTGTGGACGGAAAGTACAAGAATCCGGGATGGCAGAACGGCAGCGCGCCGGATATCGACGCCGCCGAATTGAACGCCATGAGCAATACGCTGGAAAAGGCGGACAGCACGCGCTACGACAACGTGACGATGTTGGCTTCCGGGTGGAGAAGCAAAGCATACAGTTTTGAGACGACATATCCAAGCGACAGTTACAACATCACAATCAGCGTGGCGGCAAGTGCAACGTCTGCGCAGTATGATGCTTTTACCAACGCAAAAATATGCGGGAATGCAACGAGCAACGTCGTGACGGCGCTGGGGACAGTACCGACAGTCAATATTCCACTAATCGTAAAGGCGGTGAAGAAATGAGCGTTGAAGTTTATGGCGGGGGGGCGTCTATAAAACTGCAAGAGCGCAGTGTGTATCCGGCGAAAACAACGCAGATCCTTACGCCAGGCACAGGATATGACGGCATGTCCAAAGTGACGGTCTACCCGTACAACGCGACGACCGAGAAACTTGTGGGCGCGACGACCGCAGGGAGCTACCTGACTTTTGAGACCACCAATGTTAATAGTCAGTTCTTTTCGATTTTCGGCTCGGTTCCAATTGCCTCACAGCCGACGGACGGCAGCGTCGTGGCGTTTTTCTTGTTTTTCCCAGAGACGACAGACTGGAGCCAGGTGCCCACGCTCTGCCCCTATGGGTTTTTCCTCAAGCGCTCGAGCAGCGGCTTCTCGCCATCCACAATGACGGCTCTCAAGTGGTCGATCGGCTCCACAGGCGGAAACGGCGTCGGGATCGGTCCTAACAATACCGCATTGTTCGCACCGAGCATCTCTAACTGGGACATCATCGTATCTTACAAATAATTTGAACGGAGGGAATTTAAGATGAAAGAAATTTTGACGAAGAGAGTGGCGAACCTGCTGAGCGTGAAGTCGCTCGTCACCATCGCGCTGACGGTGACATTCTGCATCCTGACGGTACAGGCAAAGGTGACACAGGAATTCAACACCGTATATCTCATGGTGATCGCGTTCTATTTCGGAACGCAGAACGCCGCAGGCAGTGCGAAGGGCGACGACAATGGTTAACTCGAACAAGATCAGCGACCTGCGGGAAGATATCGCACAGAACGCGATGATATTTGTTGCGTTGTGCAGAGAGGAAGGGCTGAACGTAAAGATCACGCAGACGATGCGCGACGATGCCTACCAGAAGACGCTCTACCAGAAAGGCTACGCCAAAACGCCGTATACAACGTTCCACGGGAAGGGGCTTGCGTTCGACATCTGCAAGAACGTGCGCGGGCACGAATACGACGATCTCGCTTTCTTTGCCCAGTGCGCGAAGATTGGCAAGCGGATGGGCTTTACATGGGGCGGAGACTGGAAGAGTTTTCCCGACAGGCCGCACTTTCAGTGGGACGAGCACAAAAAATACAGCGGAACGATGGTGCGCGCGGGCAAGCTGCCGCCCACGATGCCGCGATACGAGGAGGATGACGAGATGGACATTCAAAAGTTCAAGGAGCTGATGCGCGAATACCGCACGGAGCTGCAAGACAACGACAGCTCCAAGTGGAGCAAGGAAGCACGCGAATGGGCTGTAAAAAACGGCATTATCACGGGCGGCACGCCGCTGCCCGACGGGCAGCCCAACTACATGTGGGAAGACCTGCTGACGCGCGAGCAGATGGCGACGCTGCTGTATCGCTTTGCCAAGCTGATGGGAAAGGCGTAAGCCATGCAGGGCGATATGAGAGGCAAAAGAAGAAACCACCGCAAAAGCCGCTCAGACGCGCTGAGAGCGCATTTAAAATCGCTCGGGTTTACCAATAGGCTCGCCCTCTATCTCGTCGCACTGCTCACCGCAGGGCTTGCAGGAGGGTTCCTGCTCGCCAAGTGGAGCATCGAGGCGAGATATACGGGGGCGCTGGCATGCTACACGGTGGTTTTTACGCCGATCGGAACGGCGCTGGGCGCGGTGCTGGGGCGCGTGGTGAAAAAGAACATGGAGGAAAACACCGGCGCAGACGGCGAGGGCATTGTATATGCCGCCGCCAAAGCCTGCGGATTTTCCGAAGCGGATGACATCAGCGAGAACAGCCCGCCAATTTAAGCAAGATTTTAAACAAGAAACGCACGGAAGGCTATCCTCCGTGCGTTTCGTTTTTATTTTTATCAATTTGCGGCGGCGAGGCGGTCAAGATTGCGCTGCGCCTGATAGTCGCGCTCGGCGATGACTCTTTGGGCGCTGCCGCGTCCGGCGCGCGCCATGAGCTTGCCTGAATAAATCTGCGTGGTCTGCGGGTTTGCGTGCCCAAGCTTTGCTTGCAGGGCGTAATGGTCCATGCCGGAGTTCAGGTCGATGCGAGCGCCAACATGGCGCAGATCATGCGAGCGGATATTGTGAACGCCGGTGACGGCAAAGACGTGCCGCTCGACCACGCCGGAAAGCCACTGCTGCGTGCCGACCCTCCACGCGCCGGAACGCATGGTGCCGAAAAGGGGAGCGGATGCGGGTACATCCTGCGGGCGGATGCCCGAGGCAAGATAAGCGCGGACGGCGGTCTGCGCGATGAGGGGGAAATCAACCGTGCGGAATTTGTCGCCCTTGCCGTGGTCGACGGTGATCTGCTCGGACTGAAAATCGAGGTCGGCAAGCGAGAGGGTGCGAAGCTCGGAATTGCGCAGCTCGGTAGAGAGGAGCAAAACGACAATGGCGTAATTGCGCGGCCAGTTCTCCGGGTGCGTGGTGACGACGGGGGAGTTGCGCCATAGGTGCATGACCTGCTCATCGGTGAGAAGGAGATCGTAGGGGCGCGCGTCGATCTTCCGCATGGCGGGGAAGAGCATGAGGGAGACTGGATTTGACGAATAAAACTGCTCGCCGCCAAGGTCGGGAGAGCTGGCAAAGGTAAAGAACGCGCGCAGGACGACCAGATGCTGATGCACTGTGCGGGCGGCACAGCCGCGGTCTAACAGCGCGTCCCGATACGCCTGAATGGTGGTAAAGGTCGGGTCATCACGAAAGAGATCGGAGGACACAAAAAAATCATAGAACGAGGTAATGATATGGGAGTAGTCGGTCAGCGTTTTTGGCGCGATGCCGGTGGACTGGCAGTTGCGCAGCCAGAGGTCGGAACTCTTGAGAAAACGCCGCTCGGCGGCAGAGGTAACAGGCATGGTCGGCTCCTTTCAAGCGGTGGGGACGGGCTGGATTGGCCGGGGCGTTATGCCCCAGCCTTGACAAAATCCTGTTTCAGTACCAGCTCAACGCCACATTCGGAAACATGAATGTAATCGACGACAAAATCACCATACGCGGCCATTGCCAAAGGGTCGAGCGTATTCAGCTCGCTTGCAGCGCCGCCGCTGGCGAGGTAAACCTTTTCGGCAACGCCGCCGCCAAACTCGATGCTATTTGCAAGACTTTTCACTGTAAACATAGTATTTTCTCCTTATAAGCTTAAATTCAGTTTTCTGCGCCTGACGTGCGGGCGGGAAGATCGCGGCGGCGTGCGGCAGCATATCGGTTCAGGAAATATTTTTGTCCCTTTGGTGTTACTTTGCTGACACGATCAATCACCGCTCCATCTTTGGAGATACGAGGTGATTCTTTTATGAAGAACAGGCCGAGATCCATAGCTCGCTGAGTCGGCATATTCTTGTCGCTGCCCTCTTTGATGAGATACCCATCGGAACGAAGCTGCTCATAGAGCCGCTTTTCCCCAGTGTCCACGCCGTTTTGCTTGAGGATCTTCGCAAGGTCGCGGACGAGAATGTTCGTGTCGCAGCTCGTGATGGCATTGGCGAAGCGGACGGCGGGCGCGTCGGCCTTTACCTTTTCCTCAAGAGCCTTTCGGCGCTCCTGCTCGGATTTCAGCTCGGTCAACAGACGGATGCCAAACTCCGGGGAGGAAATCATCTGGTCGAGCGTGTCAGGCGTCATGTAGGCGCCATTGCGCCGGATAGTGGGGATCACATCATCCGCGATTTTTGCCTGAAATGCTTCAGCTGCTTCGTTCTTCGCTTTCATGGCAAGGCGGTAGAAGATGTTTTCGGGGATAAATTCAGGCAAATCGCCATCGCAACTTGTTGCGATGCCCAGCTCTGCAAGGTATTTCTTTACTGTGCGCCATCTTACGCACTCATTTCCGCTTGCCGCAATTTCGGTGAAGCCGAGTCCCCGCGCCACGGTTTCCAGCCTGAGATAGACCGTGCCGTTGCGCTCGTAGCAGTCGATGCCATTAATGTTGAAAACTTGCAATTCGTTCATCTATACAATTCCTCCATAACAGGCTTGACCTTTGGAGGCGGGTGCATTAGAATATTTACACCGCTCCCAAAGGGGGCGACCAACTCCTTCACCGTTCTGTTTGCGAGACTAGCGGCGGGGGAGTTGCCTTTTTACTTTTTCAGCCCATTGTAGATGGCCTTAATTCCATCACGGATGATTTCAGCCTTCGTTTTGCCGGTAACCTCCGAGCAATAATTAAGTCTGTCAACATCCTCTTGCGAGAGTCGGACTCGGGTATTTAAGGTCTTAGGGTCATCGGTGGGCCTGCCGATCTGTGGAGACATAAATGCACCTACCTTTCGTATCCACAAAAATAATATATCATTTGTGGATACACAAGTCAAGAGTTTTTTATATGCTTCTGATTCAGTCGATGCGCGCTGCGTTCAGCTCGGTGATGCGGCAGCGCAGGATGCTTTCAAAGATGGCGCGCAGTTTCCGATCCTGAGAAACGATGGTGAGTTTGTTGACAGCTCTGCGCTGCGTGGCCGTGGCTCCAGATGCCGCCATTCTGTTTTGCAGGCGGGTAAGACGCTGCTGGAGGTCTGCGCCCGCGGCGCGCTCCAGTTCCTCGTAAATGTCGTGGCGGAATTTCTGGTGATTGAGTCCGAAATGCTGCACAATGGCGTTGATCGCGCGGTTGGCGGATTCCTGCCAGTTGTCTCCCGATGCAAGCGGGGCAGACCACGCGGCGGCGAGGTTGTCCATGCGCTTTTCGTGCTGCTCGAAGCGCCCGGAAAGCTCGTCCATACGGCGCTCCTGCTCCTGCTGGCGCATCTCGATACCGATAAGTGCCTGAAGCTGGGGAGAGAGGGACGCAAACTGAGAGTTGGTCGCCTTGGCTCGGAAATATCCGTTGATAAGTTCGCGCTGGACTTTCCACGCGAGATCGTCGGTAAAGGATTTTACCAGCATAAGATAGCCGGATTCTGTGATGAGGGTGATGTCGTTCTGCTGGCGGGCATCCATCTCTCCGATCGCCGTCCGAAATTCGGACGGCGTTATTTTGAAGTAATCTTCACCCTCGATAAAGTGTTCACGGTTATCGTTGAACCGCTTGCGGGCAGTCCCGTCCGGTCTGCCATGCACGGCGTCGATATCCTTGAAGGTGACGACGCGCTGACCGGAGAATTCCTTGACGAGAACCTGCGTGTTGTTAATGATAGTCAATTCGTTCATTTGAAAAGCTCCTTTTCTTGTAGATACTTCTATTATATAGACCGCATCCAAGTTGATTTTTGCCGTCATCGTGGGATAAAAATACCCCAAAATGGCTTGACACACGCGGAGCTTTTCGCCTATAATGATTTAGACAAAGCCCTCGCGGTTTTGGTCGCATAGATGCTCACTCCGTCCGGCAAGATGATAGTGGGCATCTATTTTTACTTCAGCTGATTTTCAAGATATTCCGAGCAGGCAATGCGGACGACGGCGGCAAGGGATATGTTTTTCCGGTCAGCTTCCGCCTTTAAGCGTTCGTACAGCTCGGGGGGTATCATGATATTCAGTGCTTTGCTGTTTTTCATGCTATCCTCCTTTCTTTACAACAAGAATACTACAACTATGCCACAATGTCAATAGTTATTTTACGGAGGCGGTAGCGTTGAGCGTGATGGACATTTTTAAGGTGAACAGGTATAAGGAAGACATTCAAAAACTGCACGAAGAAAATGCCCAACTAATAGAGGAATTGAACGAGCGAGACAAACTTCTTACCGACGAGCATTATACCGCAATTGGTATAATCCGATATCTGGAGTCTTTACATAGGAAATTGGCAGAATTGTCAGTCGTTGCTTCATTAAAAGAAGTGGAAATTCAAAAATTGGACAAACAAAAAGAAGCGCTTGAAGAGGATGTTGTCGAGCTGAAAGAAACGAAGCTCTTACAAGACTTTGGACTGTATGAGCCGATGTACGACTTTGCGTATTCCTCGCAGTATCAAGAGAGACTCTGTGCGTGCAGGGAGGAGCAAAAACGCATGGTAAAGGCTGGGGAGGCGGCCGTTTGCAAAACCAACTGGACAGTTAATGGCAGTCTTAGCGCTGGGAAGAAAATGACGAATAACAACATCACATCCGCTCTACTTGTCTTTAACACAGAGTGCGAAAACGCTGTGAACAGGGTGAAGTTTAATAATTACGATAGCATGAAAAAGAGGGTAGAGAGGATTTACAAAAAAATAAACAGTCTAAATGCCGTAAACGATATAAAGATTTCTGCCGATTATCTTGAACTGAAAATGCAGGAACTCGCTTTGGCATACGAGTATTCCAGAAAAAAGCAGGAAGAAAAAGAGCGCGCAAGAGAGCAACGAGAGATTGAAAGAGAAAACCTAAAAGTGCAAAGAGAGATTGAGGCCGAAAGAAAGAGAATTGAGAAAGAAAAAATCCATTACCAGAATATTATGGCGCGCTTGATGGAGCAGATGGAACAAGAAAAGAGTGAAGCTAGGAAACAGTTTATAAGAGAAAAAATAGATGCCGCTCGAGGAGAACTTGCAGAGCTTGATAAAGCGTTGAAAGACGTTGATTATCGGGCTGCAAACGAGAGAGCTGGGTATGTGTATGTAATTTCAAATATTGGGGCATTTGGCGAGGGGGTTTATAAAATAGGCATGACAAGAAGGCTTGAGCCAAAGGACAGAATTGACGAACTTGGCGGAGCCTCTGTGCCGTTCAGATTCGACATTCATGCCATGATTTTTTCGGATGACGCGCCAAAGCTTGAAACGGCGCTACATAATGCTTTCGCGGATAGGCGCGTTAATATGGTAAATGGAAGAAAAGAATTTTTCCGCGTTCCATTGGAAGAGATCGAGCGAGTTGTGACGGAAAATTACGACCGAACTGTTGACTTTAAATATTTGGCGGATGCCGAGCAATATAGAGAAAGCCTGAAAATGAAAGGGGAATAGTGAAAAGCCGCCCAAAACGGGCGGCTTTTCTTATGGTGCAACGGCAAAAATTCGTTTGGAAGCCTTGCATATAATGGAAATATCAACAAATAGAGAGGATGATATTTCCGATGAACGAATTAAAGATTTTCGAGAACCACAAATTCGGCGAGGTGAGAACCATCGAAGAAGATGGGAAGGTGCTTTTCTGCGGCAGCGACGTTGCAAAGGCGTTGGGATATACCAATCCCAGCAAGGCACTTTCAGACCATTGCAGGGGTGGCCTAACGAAACGTTACCCCATCGTTGACACTCTCGGGAGAACGCAGGAAGCCATTTTCATCACCGAGGGCGACATCTACCGACTGGCTGCGAGGTCGAAGCTTCCGGGGGCTGAGGAATTTGAGCGTTGGGTATTTGATGAGGTCATCCCAAGCATCCGCAGGACGGGCGCTTACATGATGCCGCAGGATTACCCTTCTGCCTTGCGCGCACTTGCAGATGCAGAGGAAAAGAAAATGCGATTGCTGGCAGAGAACCAGCGTCAGGCGCAGATCATTGCTGATTTCGAGCCGGTGCGACAGTACGTTGACACAATTTTGGAAAGCCCCGCCGTTTTGGCCACTGGGCAGATCGCAGCGGACTACGATCTCAGTGCGAACCGGCTGAATAAAATCCTGCACGAAGAAGGTGTGCAGCACAAAGTCAACGGGCAGTGGATTCTTTACAAAAAGCACATGGGAAAGGGGTACACAAAGAGCCGTACAACGCCGATTACCCACTCGAGCGGACAGCAGGACATCAAAATGCACACATACTGGACGCAGAAGGGGCGTATGATGATTCACAACATTTTGACGGCGCGCGGGATTCTCGCTGTGATGGACCGCGACAGAGCCTGTTAAAATGATTTTGCTCTGAAAATAAGAAGAAGACCATTTTCCCCGACTTGGGAAAATGGTCTTCTCAATTTCACAGATTTTTGAAGAGGGCAGAGCCGAAGACGAAGGCGTTCTGCATCTTCGAATAGGGAATGGCGACCCATACGCTGTCTCCCGCTCTGGCGGACGCCATGGAGGTGACATAGGGAATGGAGATCGGGGATTCATCGAAGGGAAACTGCACGCCCATCAGGCCGCCGGATGCGGCAGAGGTGACGGTGGCGCGGATGACCTTGAAATACGGCTCGATCTTCTTATCGACCTTCGGCTCGATGTACTTCCAGATATTGTCCGCAAGACGCTTCATCTGCTCGACTTCACTCTGCATGGGGAACACCAGATTCGCTTTCTGCCGGCGCGGGGTCGGCACTCAGAATTGTGAGTTTGGGGTCGCCGTAGAATTTGGAGAGCATTTTCGCCTTCTGCGGCGATTCCGCCTCGACCATATCCATATAGACAAGGGCAGGATTCTTGGGGTTGGCGGCGCGGACAATATAGAGGCGATGGATCACGTTGGCTTTCAGGTTCGGCATTACGGTTCCTCCTTCCAGACATTGAAGATGGTAAAGACGAGGGAAACGCCCGAGTCGGTGCGGTTCATCTGCACGGTGTCGCACTGGGCGAAAAAGAACGAAACGGCGTTGCGAACGCCGGGATTCATCATTGTGCAGTTATTGGGAAACTCAAGACCGACGCTTGCGGTCGCGCGCTCCTCGCACGGGTCGAGGGGAACGATCTTGATAAAGGGGGCGACCGCGAGATTCGCGGCGGCTTCCTTGAGGGCTTTATAGCGCAAAACGGCACCGGGGTCAAGAAATTTCATGGCAAAAACTCCTTTGAAAAATTTCGATATCAGGGGTGCATGGGAGAGAGGGCGCGCAGCTCGGAAACGGTGCTCACGACGATCTCGACCGCCTGCTTCAACTCGCTGGGCGTAATGCGGTACGGGAGGGAGAAGCGGACGGCAGAGCGGGCGCGTTCCTCGGAAAGCCCCATGGCGCGGAGGACATAGCTCCCTTCAAGGCTGCCGCTGGTGCAGGCGCTGCCGCTGGAGGCGCACAGCCCCTTACGGGACAGGGCGAGCACAAGGGACTGCGATTCTACGCCGAGAAAGCTGATGTTGGCGTTATTGGGCAGGCGGCGCGATGCGTCGCAGATGACCCAAGGGCCGTTGATGTAGGCATCCGGCACGAGACGGAGAATTTCGGTGATGAATTCATCGCGCAGCTTCGTAATGCGGGCAATGTCATCATACATGGTTTCACAGCGCTTTTCAAGGGCGGCTGCCATTGCACAGGCGAGGGCGACGCTCTCGGTTCCGCCGCGCATCCCGCGCTCCTGACCGCCGCCGCAGATCATGGGTGCGACGTGAGAACCTTCGCGGACGATCAGAGCGCCGATACCGGGGAGACCGCCAAACTTGTGCGCACCAAAGGCCATGTAATCGACGCCGATGGCGCAAAAATCCACGGGAATCTGGCCGACGGCGGCGGTGGCGTCACAACCGAAAAGACCTTTGAGGGGCTTTTTCATGGACTCGATATCGTAAATTTCGCCGGTTTCGTTATTGGCAAGCATATGGGTGTGGCATCCTTCGAGTCCGAAGGGAACAACTGGTTCGCCGCGGGTGGATTCCAGAACGGCGTGGTGCTCGTAGAGAGGAATTTCCGACACGCCATCAGAAAAGGCATCAAGACAGCGAATCATCCAGTTGCAGGACTCGGTTGCGCCGCTGGTGAAGTAGACCTCGCTCGGGTCACAGTTGAGGCAGCGGGCGACGGTGGCGCGGGCAGCTTCGAGCGCCGATTTTGCGGCGCGTCCTTCGCTATGCAGGCTGGAAGGGTTCGCAAGATCCTGCGCTTCCAGAAAGGCGTTGACCGCGGCGGGGAGGGGCTTTTCGTGGGCGGCGGCGTCAAGGTAGATCATTTGTGCAGGCTCCTTTATACTGAAAATTTCGATATTAAGGGCAAGCCCCGAGCGGCTGATTGCGCGCTCGGGGCGTTTCCGTTTAGAGATCAGCCGCGAACGGCATCCTTGAGCGTTTTGGTCGCCTTGAAGGTGACGGCCTTGCTCGCGGGGATGATGACGCTCTCGCCGGTCGAGGGGTTGCGCCCCTTGCGCTCGGCGCGCTCCTTGACTTCGAACTTGCCGATACCGGGGATGGCGACACTATCGCCGCCAACCAGAGCGGCAGTGATGACGGAATACAGGGCGGTGAGATCGCGCTCGGCCTGCGCCTTGGTGGTGCCGGCTTCCTCGGCAAGTCTGTCGATCAATTCGGGTTTGGTCATTGGGATGGGTCCTCCTTTCGTGAAAATTTGGATAGTGCATCCGACCGGACTCGAACCGGCGACATTTAGAGGCGTGAAATTCCTCGACGCTCTGGCCATCTGAGCTACGGATGCAAATTCCCGCGTTTACGGATTCGCTGCGTACAGCCCCGCATTTTAAGTAACGCTCGATTCAACGCGGGCAAATCGAACGGCCCTACCCGGAGCCGGGCCCTGCTGACGGGACAAATCTGGACGCATCCTGCCGGTAATGGCTTCCCGGCTTTGAGCCCCTGTACGCTGTCAGCTTTGGGTCTTGGCACAAGCGGCAGGGATCGAACCTGCATATCTGGGAGTCAAAGTCCCATGCCTTACCATTTGGCTACGCCTGTATATGGTGGAGACGGCGGGGACTCGAACCCCGCACGGTGGTTTCGCTGCCGGGAGATGTCCCACCTAACTGCCCGGAGCGGGTCTTACATTGCCATTCTGTCACGTCTCCATATAAGGCGGGCATTTCCTCCCGCCGACGGGGCTTTTCATCCGTTCCAGCGATTTGCCGCCCGCTGAAGCCTTTTTGTGAAAGTGAGAAAAACTACGACGCGCCTCCCAAGCGGCGCGTGGAGCGGCGGACGGGGCTTGAACCCGCGGCCCTCAGATTGGAAGTCTGATGCTCTACCTGCTGAGCTACCGCCGCATATACCGGAACGAGGGCGGCGAGGAAGTCTTTCGCTCGATCCTCGCTCCGATAAAAACTCCTATTAGCTGTATTCCACAATTCCCACCCAGAGATCGGCACTAGATGAATCCGGTGGTATATCGTCTTCCGTCGCCGCACTTATGCGCCTGCGCAGGGCGCTGATACGATTCTGCGGGCATGATCGGGTGGGAGATCAAGTAGACCGCAAGGGCGAGCATTTGCGCGATGAGCCTGATCGCAGCGCAAGAAGGCTCGTAAAAATACATTCGATAGCTCGCCCCTTTCGTTTGATTTTGCGGGCAGTGGGTTCCGCCCCCACGACATCACGAATATGGCTCGTGCGCTTTTCTTAGCTGAGCTATGCCCGCATTCAGGGTGTCCCCTCCAGAATTTCACTGGGGCGCCGCGAATCCGTATGAGAAGATTTTACGCGGCGAGCGGTCGCTTAGCGGGGACTGACCGCTTATAAACAGAAAGGAGGCCATGGAGCGAGGGCGGCGCGGCGTCGGGACTATTGCACGGCGCAGACCCGGCGCACCCGTATGTCTGCCGCGCACTCGTGGAAGGGTTTGATCTCCCGCCCTCAAGTATTATTATACGCAGGTGCTCCAAACGAATTTTTGCCGCCCTGGTTAATTGTGATTTTTCAGAGTGCTTGTGGAAGTGCGGCAAGCGCTATATCGCTGGTAGAGATCAGCATGGTCGGATCGCGCATGACGGATTCGTAGGCTTTTTCACCCTGAAATTCTTCGATCACGATTTTTTCCTCCTGCGTCATGTCAGCGTAGTGCTTTTTGCCGTAGGTGGGCGGCAGCCAGTTCTTTTTCTGACCGGCAAAAATGTTCAGGCGGTCGATGATGCGGGATGCCTCCGGCTTGAATTTGATGTGGCAGGTTCCTTTTTTGTAGAAGGTGCAGGTGAAATAGGTGAAATCCGCCTTGTTCATGTCGTTCATGTTGGCGATGCGGACGGCGCGATCTACCGGCATATGGAAGGAGGTTTCGCCACGATCCAGATAGTTCATAGCGCGTTCCAGATCGGAAATCAGACTGTTCACGCGGTAGGTGTCCAGCTTTTCATCGCGCCAGTTGTCGGCGCAGCAGCCGTTGGCGGGAATGATGACCTTCATGCCCACTTTGTGGGCCTTGTTCGTTGCCCAGCCGCTGTAGTAGTGAATGTTGTTCGCGCATTCCGGATACCAGGAATGCTTGGCGGAGAATTTTTCAAAGAGATCCAGAATGGATTCCTCGACGCCGCGGCTGAGTTGGTGAGCGATCTCGCGCATGACGGACTCGATATTGTAGCGGGTAAACTCATAATCAGAGAGGGATCGCACTTTCTCGGAATACTCTTCGCGCATGGCGGAGGTCATTTTCTGCGTCAGTTCGGGGCGTTCCAGAAGCATTCGCCAGTATTTCCCGCGCAGCGCGTGCAGATAGATGTTGACAAGCTCCGCGTCGTTCCCTTCGGCCTTTTCAGAGCAGGAAAGCTCGAGGAGGGGCTTTTCATAGGTGCTGCTGCCGTTTGAGAGATAAGGAGCGAGCGCGTGATATTCAGAAATCAGCTTTTCGCCGAGATCGGCCTCGAAGTCGTAGCCGTCGATCAGATTCTGCATCCAGTCTCCCGAGGAAAGGGCAGTCGATTCCGTGCTTTCCTTGCGTTGGCTGCCATGCGCACGCTTGAGATTTTCAAAAATGTCGGATTTTGGCTTTCTGAGAGGGATATTGACGTAGATCATGGCAATCTCAACGTCGGTTCTGCGCTGAGCGTGGGAAAAAGCGTTCTCAATGAACTCAATTTTGGCGCCGTACTGGGCGAGCTTCTGCGCGAGGAGCTTGCGGCGGTTGGTGTAGGGGTTGCGGATCGTTTCGGCGTTCAGAAGACAGACGATCTGGCCGCCGCGCTCCATGAGATCGAGCGCTTTCAAAAGATGGCGGTCGCCATCTGAGAATGGCGGGTTCATCAGCACGAGATCGTACTGCTTGTGCGTTTGGAAGGTGAGAAAATCATCGGCGATGACGCGATAGCCTTTTCCCTTGAGGATCAGGGCGAGGTCAGGATCGATCTCGATGCAGTCGATAAAGCAATGGCCTTTGTCGATGTGGACGTTTCTGCGCCGCGCTTTTTCAACGAAAGTTTTGGCGGCATCGGCAAGATCCCCTTTGCCCGCAGACGGTTCCAGGACGGCGAAGACGGATCTCCAGTCCACAAGGCCAAGCATACGGCCAGCAAGCTTGGAGGGGGTTGGGTAAAAGCCAGTGTCGGAAAACGCGGGGAGAGATTTGACCGCGGCGCGCGGTCTGTTTAACTCGACATCGGGGGCATTGATTTTACACCAATCATAAACGAGCTTTTTTGCTCCTGCGACGGTGGACGCGCAGCCAAGGTAGCCGCCGCATTCACCATCCAGGGTGATTGTGGCAGAAAAACTGTTCTCGCCCCGGTAATCATTGAGCGAGATCACAGCAATCTCGACGCCACAGGAATAAGCGGTGATCTGGCGTGCGCCGCGGTAGTTGGTGGATTCTATGTAGGTGAACATGTTTTTTCTCCTTGTTTTGTTACAGATGGAAACTGCGGTAGATTTTCCGCTCGGAGGGGGACACGAGATTGAAACGGGCGCTGTAGGCATTGCGGTGCGTCCGGTCGAGGTGGTCGAGAAAGCGGAGCGCGGCACGGTTCGGGACTCCATCACGGGCGGCGGGGATCTCGACGCTGCCTAGATAGCGGCCGGGGTTTCGCGGATCGGGCGGGGCGTAGCCCGCATCAAAAACGTCGTAGGTCATGACGCACTCCTGTTCTGTTCAGCCCTTTTCGCTTTTGCGGATGGGGCAGAGGACGGCTTCACCGGCGGCGCTTTTGAAGTAAATGGGATAGATCGGATTTTCATGCGCGTAGATTTCACAATCAGGGAAAAGCTCGAGCAAATCAAGGAGATATTTCGCATTGACCAACGGAAGACCCGCGCCGAAGTCATACATCGAAACAAACGACTCGTATTTAGACCGACCGCTCGCCTTGTATTCGGCGCGGTCGGATTTGATCTTGGCGCGCAGAGCGGCGGACGGCGATTTCAGAGCGACGCTGTTCAGACGAACGGGACGGATCACGGCATCGAGGTCGAATCGCTCGCCACATTCAGGCTCGGGGGCCACGGTCAATTTGAAGGGATTGTTCAGGCGAACGCCGGTCATGCCGTCGCAGAGACATTGTTTGCCGTCCGCGTCGATCCACGCGCCCCGCGTGCTGGGGCGGTGGCTGTTGCGCTCGACGGTGCGCTTGCAGATGCGCTTTGCAGCGGCATACGGGGCGGCACGCCCGCGCTTACTTTCTTCCTCGGTGGCGATGGTTTCGCGCAGGTCGATGACGAGGGCGGACAACTGGACGCCGATTGCCGAGGAATTCTTACCGCAATCGACCGGGTGCTTCTGGGCAAAATCAAAATACTGCCGTTCCGTTTCCGGAAGGCTGCGGGCGATGCGCAGGACGCGCTCGAGGGTCTGTTCAGTGGTCAGCATGGCGATATTCTCCTTTTCTGTTCAGATTCTGCTTTCATTATACGGCGATACTCCAAGGGGAGTTTTTGCCGCCTTACCATTTTTCGCCGGTGTCAATATAGATGAGAACGCGCATGAGGTGGTAGACGGTGGTCGAGACACCAACAAAGATGAAAAAATTGGTCATGGCGGGGGCTCCTTTCCGGGCGGTTTTGTGTTGCTGTTCAGGCGTAAATGACTTTCGATGTGCCGGGGATGCGGCACTGAATGGAGCAATCGGGGGCGCGCTTCTTGTTCAGGTCGATCCATGACTTCACGGCGGGAAGAATATCGTCATTGTAGACGGGCGCATAAACGAGGCGATTAAACAGCTCTCCGGTGTTCAGGCTCATTGGCTTATGCTGTTTGTCTCTGGGGCCTTTGAAGTAAACCATAAACATTGGGTCATCCTTTCATGCCCTCGTGACCTCCGGGGCGGGCTGTTCGTGGTTGGGGATGTGGATTTTTTAGTCGGGCTGTTCGGGAGACTCGCTGTGCTTCCAGCGACGGAACACGGAAAGCGCGTTATTTTCGTCGCGGCGGTGCAGCTCCTGAAGGAAAAACCGGGCAACATCCAACTTTTCCGCGTCGGTGGGGCTGATGGAGAAAATAGCGCGTTCCAACTGTTCATCCGTCAGCATTTGCACCGATTCCAGAATGTCGGCGAAGTCCCGGCGGGCCTGTTCCTGCTCCCGCTGCGCCTGTTCTGCCTTGCGGCGCTGGTATTCCTCCAGCCATGGCGCGGGCATGACGGAGACCACGCGCCCGCCTTCGGTGTGCTGTTTCAGCTCGTCAGCCAGCGCGACAATGGCCGCGCCGTTCGCCTTGTCCTCGTCGGTGGGCTTGCCGTTGCCAAAATTCCCCTTGTCGCGCAGGAACTCGCCAAAGCTGCGGATATGGGCGATCATGCCGCCGTCGTTGTCGCCGAGATCGTAGCGGCCATTATAAGTGGACGGCTTGCCGTCGTCGATGTAATGAATGACAAAATCGGTCTTGTCATAGCCGCAATCCTCGGCGGCCGCCTGTTCATCAAAATGCTTCAGGACGATTTCCGCAGCGGCGACGGAAAGGCGCAGGGGTTCTCCGGTTTTGTCGGTCTGGTCGTTGAAGGAATAAAAGGCGGGATTTTCGGAAAAGGGGATTTCCACATAGGGCGCGCCCTCGGTGATGGGGTGCTGCTGGGCGATGCCCTCTATATAGGCGCGGCCCTCGGCGCGCTGGCGCAAGGTCTTTTCGCGCGCTTCGAGCTGTTCCGCCTGTTCACGGGCGCGGCGGGCGTTCTCGGCAGCGGTCTTCATGGCGTCGATCTCGGCGAGGTCGGCGGCGGTGGGGTGAGTCTTCGGGAGCTGTTCCAGCTCGGCGCGGTACTGCTCGACCTTCGCGCGGCGGCTTTCCACGTCGATTTTCAGGGTGTCGGCGTTCTGCCAGGGCGCAAGCTTGCCGCTGTTCAGCGTGCGCTCCAGCTTCTCGAGGTATGGAACGGAGTCGCGCAAGTCGGCTTTGATGGCGGCGGCGCGGGCGTACTTATAAAGCGGGTGTGCGGGCGTGAGGGTGGCGCGGTCGCTGTCGAAATAGTCTGTGTAAATATCCGTGTCATTTTTGACGGGGAACACGTCGCGCGGAAGATCGTTATAATCGCGGGCGTAGATGGTGACGCAGGGGCCGGACTCGGCGGTGCTGTTGTCGATGCTGTAGAAGCACTTTAAAAGCTTGTTCTCGCCGTTGAGTTTGATACCGTTGTAAAAGAATTTAATGGAAGTGGTTTTCATGGTTATTTCTCCTTTTCTGGTTTTGATTTCGTGGGGTGCGGCTGATATGCTCAACCGCCCAGAAGCAGCGCCGATCAGGTGATGGCTTTTACAAATTCGCGCTTGATCTCGATTTCCGCGCCCCTCGGACTTATGCCGATTTCAGATACCACGAAATCACCATAAGCGGCCAACTCAATTGCAACGGCCGGGTCGAAGTCTTTCGTTGCTCCGTCGGCTGAAATGTAGATTTCCATCTTTCTGTCGTCGTCGGGGTAGAACTTAATCAAATTGCACAATTCTTTTACGGTCATCGTTTTTTCCTCCTGATGTAATGTAATCATTGGCTTTCGTTGTGGCTATTATAATACGATATCGTTACATTTGTAAATTCGCAAAGTGTACAACGATAGCGTATTATTTTAGTTGATTTTGTATAACGATATCGTATAACGATATAATAAGATAGCGTTGCATATATTCCGCGTGCGATATCGTATTATAAAAACATAAATTTATGGTTGATATCGTTATATAACTGTGGTACGATATCGTTAGAAAGGTGGTGAGAAAATGCCAGCGTCAAAAGCGAAGATGAAAGCTATCGCCAAGTATGAGCAAAAAGCCTATGATAAAATTTTGCTACGTCTCCCCAAGGGAACCGGGGACAAGATCAAGGCGGCAGCGGGTGATGGCGGCAGCGTAAACGGATTTATTCGGGAGGCTGTCGAGGCGAGGCTAAAGGGAGACACGCCAAAACCCACACCGACGACCGCCGCAGAAAATGCCGCAGAAACGCCACAGGAAGCCGCAGGAGCGATTTTAGAGGGCGGGGCAGTATGTCTACCCTCGGAGGAAGAAAAACGCGCTCAGAACGCACCAGAAGCCGAAAACGGGCGAACCGCTTGCAGCGTGAAAAGCGATATTTACGAAGCGGCTGCAGTCGCGGCCGGGAAAAAGTCCGTCAGCATCAACGATTTTGTTGATAAATGGGTCAAGATCGGAGCAGACGAAACGGAAAAAAATTATCAGATTAAGCGGGAACATGAACAAGCCCTTGCAGATCGAGAAGCCAAAGGAAGCCCCATACCCTGCCCCGAAAAAGAAAACGGAAGAGCCAAAGCCCGCGTATGTGTGGCACGAAGACGGAACGCCGACAAGCTGGGCGGAAATATTCGAGCGGGAGGGCTGGAACAAGCCCAAAAATAAAAGCGCTGGGGAGTAATCCCCGGCGCTTTGCCTTGTATCTATCATGTATACAGGTTGTATCCGTCATGTATCCGGTCGACCAATCGGCAACCAATCGGCGACTGTCAGACGATTATTTCCATTCGTCGGTTGTGCGAAGTGAACAAAGTAGAAGCAATAAAATTGTTTGAACTGCCATATTGCTATTTCTCGGCTTTTAGTGTATTCGCGCGCGCGCCAGCGTGCGCACATCCGCGCCCGTTACTTGCGCGCCGGTTCTTTTTTAGATATATCTATAATAGAAGGATTATAATAAAAAGTAATATATAGATAGATAAAAGAAAGAGAGATTCTTCTAAATGGGGGGTGTGGGGGGAAATTTCTTCTTAAATGATTTTGTCACACTTCCGCACATTGTGACGCCTTGAAAGCTGCATTGTTTCAGTGTTTTTTCATCTGGTGGACAAACCGCGGACATTCGTGTGGACATTGTCCACACCATGTGACGCCAAAAAAAGCAGCGGCCCGGAGGCTTTCCGGGTCGCTGTTCTGCGTTTGGGGGTCAGTCGTTGGCTTGATATTTTGCCAAAGCGTCAGAAATCGCGCGGGTTACAAAAGCGTTTGCCGTTTCACCGATGGATTCGGCGCAGGCCTTTATAACTGCCTTTTGCCCTTTCGGTAAAACAATATCCATTCTGTCATAAGTCTTTTTTACATACTTGCGAACGGCGGCTTGCTGGGCCTTTGTGGTTTTTGCCTTCCGGGCTATATAAGCGTTGATGTTTTCGGCGGTTCCGTCGTCCATAGCTTCCGCGGCGGCAAGACTGGCCGCAGCTCCCCGGGTGAGATTTTCGGCGGGCTGGGCGTCAATTTCTGCCAGTCGTGCGCGTAATGCTTCGTTCATGTTATATGCTCCTTTCAATGCCTCAATACGATTGGTTATGCTGCTTTTTCTGCTTCTTTATTCGGCTTCTGGTTCTGCTTTAGTATATGTCTCCGCGTGTATTGATCTCTTTTACAGTAACGGTTTCTTTGTCCGTGTCAATCTGGAAAATTGCCCGGTAATGATAGATTTTCAACCGGTACATGCGAGAGCCAGCACCCCGCAAGGGGACAATATCGCCGGAAAGGGTTGATAATCCGGCCACCGCCGCCGCTACCCGGCCCCGTTCAGGCTCCGGCAGCTTGTCTAAATATTTTTGCGGCTGCTTCTTGATGATAACCGTTAGTCCGTCCACGTTTCCGCCTCCTTTACTGTTGATATTTTACCACCCTATATATAATTCTGTAAATATACAATTTCAACAATATAATTACAGAAATATTGTTAATTGTGTATCTTGATATAATTACAGAATTATATATAATAGAAGCATAAAGAACAGGACAACACCACGGAGGCCCACCGGGCCAGAGGGGCACCGCCCCCCGCCGACCACCAACCACCACTGCGAACAGATTTTAGGAGGAACAGAAAATGAAGAGAAATTATTTCGACCAGATCGCCGGAGCCGTGAAGCTCGATTCTCGCGTTTCCGTTTACGTCCCCAGCACCACCAACACCGACAAACCCACCGACAACCGCGCCCAGGTCGAGAAGGTCGCCGCGAAACTGTCCGCCATGTTTGGCGGAGCAACCGCCACCGATGCGCGCGGCTACTGGTGCAGCCAGTCCGCCGGCCTCGTTGGCGAGGGCGTGACGATCGTTTACAGCGCCGCCACGCCGGAAGCTGTACAGGAGCACGCCGCCGAAGTCGTCGAGCTTTGCCAGCAGATCAAAGAGGACATGCAGCAAGAGGGAGTAATCCTCGATGTTGACGGCACGCTATACATCATCTAACCCAACCACAATACCATAAACCACCGCCACAGCCCGCAGGGAACGCCCAGCGGGCTTTTTCCATGCCTTGGTGTATCCGAGTGCCAAGAAAACCCCTGAGGCTGTACGCGCGCGCGTTTATCCCGCGCCCGTTTTCAGTACACTATCTTTAAACAATATCTTATTTATTATCAAAACGAGCAAAAAAGCGGGGAGGGGTGGAAGAGTCGCCGAACCCGGCTTGTTCATGGGTGAGAGCGGCGAACTGTTGCAAATGCAACACATCGAGCGAAGCGAGCGGAACGGCAGAAAGGTTAACTGCGATTGATAGTCAACAAGTGTTTACTATCTAACTTCGGCGATCAAACGACAAGACAGGTGTCTTGATACCTCTGTTGTGCAGGTTGACGAACGACTGTTGCAAATGCAACAAAAAATGGTGCTAACTGTTGTGCTTATTATAAATAAGTGAAACAGTTGGCGTCTTTTGGCGTCTTTCTGCGAACCCTTGCGGCCTCGCCCGGGTCTGCTGGGCGGGTGCGATCGTCTCCGGCTGGGCGGGGGGGTGGTTTACGATTCGAACCGACTTTCTCAGGCGCACAAGCCCCATAACTCTCCCTCCCCCACACACGTTCACCGCATTATGGGTGGGTGGTTTTGAAAGCGGGATGAAAAATCCAAAAAACCAAAAAGGTCTTCCAAAAAAATTTTATAAAATCGCTTCGCGTGTGATGTCTCTATTTTAGAAATTTTGCGCGGGCGCTTCGCGCCGTAGTGTCCGGTGACGTGCAGGGGAGGCAGTAAGGACAAAGCAAGGATTCTGATGGGAGTTAAAGCACGGGTACGCAGGCGGTGCAGAGGCGGCAAAAATTCGTTTGGAGGGAGTCTATACAATGAAATCAGACAACCAATAGAACGGAGTTGAGCAAGATGTTCACAAAAGAACAACAGAAAACCATGCTTCATCGCGCGGCCAGATCGTCAAACATGGATGGCCACATCGTCGCCACACCTCCCGCAACGATGGCAGAGCACGCTATGACACGTTTCGGAGTGAAGGCGAGCGCACCACGAAAAAACAGTTATCTCTACTGTGACAGCGTGGATGCCTGTTTCTTCTATGGCCCAACAGGCGCGCCGACGGTGACTTTCACTGCGCGGTGGACTTACGGGGCAAAGGATATTGACAAACTCGGCGAGACGGCGGAGCTGATTAAGACCATGCTCTATAATATGACCGTTGAGTCGGTCCTTGAAAATCTCACCGCCGATAGCGGAGGGGGTTTGGAAGATGGATAGAAACGCATTTGAAAATGGAGGCCGGTAGACATGGCATATACGCGGAAATACAGGCAGGGGGCGCAGGTCAAGAGCATTGAGGACTTTCTGCATTCCCCGGAGACACAGTATTTTTTCTGGCATGGGAGGACGATTCATAAGCAAGTCTTTATGCACTGGCAGCTTGATATGCTTATCAGGGAAATCGGTTGCAGACATCTTTATTTTGCGGATAAGAACGTTCCGGCTGATGGAGATGCGGAATGAGCTGCTATGGGTGTGTCTGCAACAACTGTCTCTACAACTGCGAGTTATTCAGCACATACTTCACGCCGGGAGAGATCAAGGACGTGGAGGCCGTCTGCTATTGCTGTGATGAGTGCAAGCGGTTCGATGGGGACTATACGAAGCGGAGCCAGTGGCGAAAATCGTGTGAAAAATTTCGCCTATCGGCGAAGTATAAAGCGCAGAAAGAGGATGTGGAACAGAAGAGGTCTCGCGTAGCTGTCATGCGCCGGGAAGCGTTTACTGTGATCGAAGGAGGGAAAAGGGATGGATAGTTTGCAGGCGAGCCGCATTTCGGGCGGCAACAGCGCAAGAGGGCGCAGACAGTCCGATCTATATCCCACGCCGCCGGAGGTGACGGTCGCCCTTCTTCAAGTTCTGAAGCTGCCAAAGAATACGACCATTTGGGAACCGGCGGTGGGCGAGGGGGATATGCTGGAAGCGATCAGAGCGTGCGGCTACGGCAGCTCATTTGGAACGGACATATCCGAAGGGTTCGACTTTTTAAGCCATGATATTTTCACAAGGCTTCTCACGGGCTTCGACTGGATCATTACGAATCCGCCGTTTTCACTGGCGGAGGATTTTATTCGCCGCGCAGCAAAAACCGAGAAGCCCTTTGCGATGCTGCTCAAGTCACAGTATTGGCACGCGGCGAAGAGAATGGCGCTTTTTGAAGAGATCCCGCCGAGCTACATACTTCCCCTGACGTGGAGACCGGATTTCTTTTTCAAGGAGCGAGGGGGCGGCGATAGCGGCAGTCCCCTGATGGATGTGATGTGGTGCGTCTGGATCACGCCGTGGATGAGAAACACACAAACGATCTACCGTCCTCTGCCGCGCCCACCGAGGGACGAGGGGGAGAGAAAATGAAACGAATCTTCATCACCATGGCAGCGGTTACGGTGCTGCTGGTCGGCTGCTCGCAGACGCATTATCCGTACTTGAGATATAAAAACAGCGATGCTGACGGCGACAGCAAAGATCGGTGGATCGAGGTTCCAGACGGACATGAGCTTAGCGAAGGGCATTCGTGTGACATCGTTGAAACCGATCAGGGTATGACCTGGTTTTGCATTTTGCGAGAACGGAGGTTGACTATGAGCTTTGAACACTGCCACTTCTGCCTGCCGCCGACGCGGTATCCCGGCTGTCAAGACCATTGCCCGCACTACGCGGCAGATATCGCAAAGCACCGAGCTGTCCGGAAGAAAGAGCAGCGGGAAGCGCAGGAGAAAGACGGCTATCTGAGCGCGCGGCATTTCAAAACGCGCCGCTATCAACGACTGAAATGAGGGAGCGAAAAAGATGAATGCAAAAGACACTGCGGAGCGAATCCGTGGGCTGAGAACTGCTATTGGCATGAGTCAAGCGAGTTTTGCCAGCATGTGCGGGCTTGAGCAGGGCCAGCTGAGCAACTACGAGCTTGGGCGTATCATGCCGACTATCCCGCTGTGCGAGCGGATCTGCCGCGCCGTCGGCATCAACCTGCTCGACTTTTTGCGGGAGGATGACAAGGGGAAAAGCGGAATCCCGACCGAGAAACGCATTGGCGAGAGGGTGAAAGCCATGCGTCTAATGAGAGGGATGAACCAGACAGAACTTGCGGAAAAGTCAGGCGTCGCAGACAGCACAATCTCGTCCATCGAGCGCGGCGAGCGATACGGTATAGTCACGACGTATCTCTATCTCGCCGAAGCGCTGGACGTGTCCATTGGGGCACTGTTAGGAGGGGAATGACATGAGCCGATTTGTTATGAGCAAGACGCCGTGGGAGCGCTGCCCGTATCCGGGCCTCAAAGCGGCGCTGGAAAAGACGGGCTACAACCAGACCACACTTGCCGAAGCGACCGGCATTTCGGTGACCACCGTGAGCCGCTACGTCAAGGGCGACGTGGACGCGACCGTGCGGGCGTTCCTTGCGCTGGAGGATTTGACCGGCAAATCGTTCCGCGAGCTGTTCGGGGAATGCGAGGGGAGAAGATGAAAGTTTTGGTTGCCTGTGAGGAATCGCAGGAAGTCTGCAAGGCGTTCCGTGCGCTTGGGCATGAGGCGTATTCCTGCGACATACAGGAGCCGTCCGGCGGACACCCTGAGTGGCATATCCTTGGCGACGCGCTGGAGGCCATTAAGGGTGGCTCCATTACCACGATGGATGGGGCGGCACATGATATAGGGAAATGGGATTTGCTGATTGCGCATCCCCCGTGCACATACCTTACCGTTACAGGGAACCGCTGGTTTAATACGGAAAGATATGGTGAAAAGGCGGTCAGACGGTTGCAGTTGCGGGAAGACGCTGCGGAGATTTTTCTGGCCTTTGTAAATGCCAACGTTTGTAAAATTGCGGTAGAAAATCCGGTCGGATATATGTCTACACACTATCGTAAGCCTGATTGTATTATCCAGCCGTATGAATTCGGGCACCACGCAAGGAAAAAGACTTGCCTATGGCTAAAAGGCTTATCCGCTTTGCGACCGACAAACATTGTAGATGCAGGAGATATTTTGCCAGGTGGATACAGTGTGGGGGCAAGCGCAAACTATGCAAAAGACGAGACTGGTAAGATTATGCGATGGAATGACCCGCGCACGGCAAAAGCAAGAAGCAAGACCTTCCTCGGCATCGCCAAAGCTATGGCGGAACAGTGGGGCGGAGACGTTAGGGAGGAAGCGTGATGACAAAGAAAATTCTTGACGTGACCTGCGGGAGCAGAACGATTTGGTTCAACAAGAACCACCCGGCCGCGATATACTGCGACGTGCGGGATGAGGAATGCACAGGGGTATGGAAGAGTACCAACAGAGATTCAGAACGAACCTGCATCGTGCATCCTGACGTGCTGTGCGACTTCACAGATCTGCCGTTCCCCGATAATTCTTTTGCGCTGGTCGTATTCGACCCGCCGCACCTTCGGCGCGTCGGCGAAAATGCGTGGATGCGGAAGAAGTACGGGCAGCTCGGCGATAATTGGCGCGAAATGCTGCATGACGGATTCCGCGAGTGTATGCGCGTATTAAAACCGGATGGCGTGCTGATTTTCAAGTGGGCAGAAACGCAAATCCCTGCCGCAGATGTTTGGGCGGCAATCGGAGAACGACCCCTTTTTGGGCATCATAGCGGCAAAAAATCACAGACCTTTTGGGGCTGCTTTATGAAGTTGGAGGACACATGAACATCGGCCTGATTGATGTGGATGTCCACAATTTCCCAAATTTAGCCTTAATGAGAATATCCTCATATCACAAATCGCGTGGAGACACGGTTGAATGGTGGTGGGGGTGGGGGCACTATGACATCGTCTACATGAGCAAAATATTTTCGGACGCCTATACACCGGACGTAGACGAGCCAATGAATGCAGATAAGATCGTCAAAGGCGGGACTGGATACGCGATCAGCCTTGTAAACGGTGTTGAGGTTTACGACAAGAGCAAAGACACAGAGTTTCCGCCCGAGATCGAAAAATGCTTCCCGGACTATAGCATTTATCCGCAGTATCAATATGCCGTCAGTATGACGAGCCGCGGGTGCCCGAGAGGGTGCGCGTTCTGCCACGTCGCTGCAAAGGAGGGGCGATGCTCGACTAAAGTTGCTGATGTTAAAGATTTTTGGAACGGGCAAAAGGAAATTAAGGTGCTCGATCCTAATATTACCGCTTGCAAAGAAAAGCGGGACTTGATGCGGCAATACTTAGAGACCGGAGCAAAGATTGACTTTACGCAAGGGCTTGACATCCGGTGCATTAACGATGCGGATATTGAAGACCTGAACCAGATGCGGCTTGAAAATGTGCATTTTGCTTGGGATAACCCGAAAGACAATCTTGCAAAAAAGTTTGAAAACTATGCGAAGAAAGCAAAACACAAACCGCATGGAAGTTTTGGATGCGTATATATCTTAACCAATTTCAACAGCTCGATGGAAGAGAATCTGATGAGGATATATACGCTGCGGGATTTGGGTTTCGATCCAGACGTGAGAATTTATGATAAACCGCACGCCCCGCAAGAGATTAAGCGTTTGCAGCGATGGTGCAATAATCGACGGATTTTCAAGAGTGAGCCGGATTTTTACAAATACAATCCGAGCCATAAATAGGGAGGCTTGATTATGTACATCGGCGAACCATTTAGCTGGAAGCCTGCCGCATTTCAGGGCAGCGCCGGCATCCTGAGCGTTACCACGAAAGAGACGACTGCGCACGGGCGCGTCGTCTACATCAACGAGTGCCACCGTTACTTTACGGCGGAGGCAATGGCAAACGGGATCAAGCTCAGAGAGAGCTTCAAATTTTAACAAAAATCAGGAGGAATTTTATCATGAACAATCAGGACTATATCGTTCGCTGCGACCGCGCAGGCGTATTTTTCGGCAAGATCAAGGAACGTAACGGTTTGGAGGTAACCATGACCGATGTGCGTAAGCTGTGGAGTTGGGACGGCGCGTGCGCCGTGGAGCAGTTGGCGCAGGACGGGACGAAAGAGCCGGGCAACTGCCGCTTTACCGTGACGATTCCGGAAATGACCGTGCTGGGAGCAATCCAGATTATCCCGTGCACAGACACGGCATCTGCGTCTCTTCGAGATGTAAAGGAGTGGAAGAGATGATGCTTGACAAGAGAATTAAAGCCTTTTTGCTTGTAAGCTCCGGCTCCGGCTACGGCTACGGCTACGGTTACGGCTCCGGCTCCGGCTCCGGCTCCGGCTCCGGCGACGGCTCCGGCGACGGCTCCAGCTCCGGCTACGGCTCCGGCTACGGCTACGGCTACGGCTCCGGCTCCGGCTCCGGCTCCGGCTCCGGCGACGGCTACGGCTACGGCTACGGCTACGGCTCCGGCTCCGGCTCCGGCTCCGGCGACGGCTCCAGCATTAAAGGATTCAATGAAGAACCGGTCTATCGAATTGATGGCGTAAACACGCTGATTCGCTCTGTGCGCGGTAACACTGCGCACGGGGCAATCGTGAACAATGATTTGACGCTCACGCCGTGCTACATCGTCAAGCAGGACGGTTTTTTTGCGCATGGCGAAACGCTACGCGGAGCAATGGAAGCGCTGCGAGACAAGCTTTTCGAGGATATGCCGGAAGACGAGCGTATAGATGCGTTCCTGCGCGAGACAGACCGCGAAAAAGCGTATCCGACGCAGTACTTTTACGACTGGCATCACCGCTTGACCGGCTCGTGTGACATGGGGAGAAAGCAGTTTGCCCGCGACCACGGCGTCGACCTCGAGAACGGTATGATGACGCTGACGGAGTTTTTGGAGCTGACGAAAAATGCTTACGGCGGCGATGTGATTCGAAAAGTGATTAGTAAGATGCAGGCGGTGGAGTGATGGAACGACTGACATTTGATGGGAACTTCTGCGACATCGCCCAATGCTGGGAGCTTCCGTGCCCGCATAACGGCGCGTGCTCCCAGCGGAAGGTTTGGGAGAGGCTGAAAGCCTACGAGGATACGGGGCTGACGCCGGAGGAGATCAAGTCGATGAAAGATGAGCACTTTAGCGGTCTGGAAATGGCAAAATTGCACAGCGCTCTTGTGGAACTCAAAAAATATCAAGAAGCCGACAGAGACGGGCGGCTGGTGGTGCTGCCGTGCAAGGTGGGCGATACGGTGTACCGGCTATTTGTGGGGAATCCCGATAACCCTGTGATTGCAACGCTCAAAATAAACACCGTGACCGAAGCGGTAAAGCTTATTGGCAAAATGGGGATGCACAAATACATCGGGACATTCCTAACCCGCGAGGAGGCGGAAGCGGCATTGGAGGCGATGAAGGATGAGTAAAGCTGTTATGCTGAGCATCCGCCCAAAGTGGTGCGAAAAGATCGTCAGCGGCGAAAAGACGATTGAGGTGCGCAAGACGCGGCCAAAGTTGAACACGCCGTTTAAGTGCTATATCTACTGCACGCTGCCAAAATATCCGCACGAGGACTTCATTGCGACGGACTATCCAAGGCAACAATTTTACGGCGACTGCAAGGTCGTGAGCATCGTATCAGACCGGCAGAAGCCGGAACAAATGAGAATGAAGGGAGTAGCCAATGAGCATTAACATCAAAAAATACACCAAAGACCAGATGGCGAAGATGGTGGAGGACGCGCAGGAAGCAGCGGAAAAAATGAATGGGTGCATGAACGAGCTGCGAAGTCGAAATAGCGAGCTGGAATTACAGGTCCGCACGTTGAAGGCCAAGAACGCTGCCCTGACCGAGCAGATCGACCAGATGAACGGCGAAGCCATCAACAAGGCAAACGAGATCGCAAACCTGAAAGCGGACGCGGATGCGTTGCGAAACAAGATTGCTGACACTGAGGCGGCGCTTGGGCGGGCGAATGCGTGCATTGCTACCATGCAGGTTGAAAAAGACCAGCAAACGAACGAACTTTTCGAATGGCAGGGAACCGCGCAAGCGTTGCATGATGACCTTTTGAATGCACGAGAGCGCGCCAACTACGCAGAAGCCCATCCGTGGCGAAACCTGTGGGCGTGGCTCAAGAGAACGCTGGCGCGCCATGATTAAAGATAGCGGTGAGCGAATAATTAAAATTGAACAGGAGAAATTCGATGACTGAAGAAGAGAGAAAGACATTTCTTGAAGCGCTGCGCGTGTTTGGCAGTCAAAATCAAATCACGATGGGTTTTGAAGAAATGGCCGAGTTGCAGGACGTGCTGTGCAAATTCCTGCGTGGACGCATTGACGGCGACACACTCGTTAACATCGCCGAAGAGATCGCCGATGTCGGGATCATGCTCGACCAGATGGCAATCGAGTTTAAGGTCGAGGACGCGGTGGAGGAACTGCGAGCCTTTAAGGTTCGGCGGCTGAGAGAAAGGATTGATAAAAATGCCTGATTGCCGTTGGTGTATGGATGAAATTTGCGTCAACGATGATTGCCCGGTGTGTGCCGACTATTGTCCAGTTCCGGACACCGAAGGTGTGTGCCGTCACGAGGATAGGAGATAGTGATGATGGATAAATGCAAAGAAAGGGATCGCGCCGTGCTATCCGCACTGGATGACAACATCCGGCGCGCACCATCGCTCGGAGTTTGCGCAGAATGTTTTGTAGCGCTGAAACTCGAGTTCGAGCGCGTGATGGCGGAACGGGATGCAGCCAGAAAAAGCGCTGTAATTGTTCCGAACAGAAAGCGCGCCGAGCCGCCGGAATGAGCATTTCAAAACTCTTCGTGTTAGCAATTTGTTAGCAACCTAAAATGATTCATACCGCTTAACGCTGATTAACGTTTCAATAAATGCAAAAAGCACAGCAGAAAGTGGTGAAAAGCAAACAAAAGCGGTTAAAAATATGCAGTCTTCTATTTCGTAATCAGCAGGTCATGTGTTCGAGTCACACCACCAGCTCCAAAAAAGCCCTGAAACCTCAATGGTTTCAGGGCTTTTTGATTTTGCGTTACTTTTTGTTTGTTAGTAACGAGTTAGTAACTGCATCGACTACTGTATCGCCGTCGATGTGAGTGTAAATGTTGGCTGTGGTGGAAAAATCTTTGTGACCGAGGACTTCTTGCAAAATAACAGGCTCGAGATGCTCTTTGACCGCTCGCGTTGTATAGGTGTGCCGCGTAGCGTGCGGTGTCTTCTTTTCGATACCAAGACGCTCGAGCAGAGGGTAGTAGTCTCTTTTGCGGAAGTTATCTGGGCTGTGCTGTCCCTTATACCCCGACAGTAAGAGCGGCCCGTTTGCGATGGACGCAAAATGCTCGAAGCACGGGCGCGCTTCCAGCCGGATCGGAATGACACGGCGCTTGCCAGCTTCGGTTTTCACGCCTCCTATAATCCTGTCACCGTGGTAATCCTCAAGCCGAAGTTTGAAAAGCTCGCTGATGCGCATTCCCGTGCCAAGATACATAAGGATTATTTTGGCCGTATCGCTTCCGTCCTTTTCCAACTTTTTTATGTCATCCTCGGTATATATTGCCTTATCCTTTTTTTCCTCTCCCGGCAATTTAATATACTGGGCAAAGTTAGTGGTGCAAATTTCTTCTCGCACAGCCCACTCCGACATTTGTGTAAGCAGGATCTTGTACTTGGAGATAGACGACCGGCTTTTCCGCATGTGGGGGTCTAAAGCCTCCTGAAAATCAGCAACGCGCAAGTCACGAAATTTCTTGTCGTGGAGCGTTGCAAAAATTTTATACGCATTGTCGTAAGAATCCTTGCTCTTCTCGCCGATGCTTTTATAGTGCTCTTTTTTCCACGATTCGAATACCTCTGCAAACGTCATATTGTATCGATCGGTTAAATCTTTGCCGGAAAGATGCTCCAGCGCTCCCAGAGCATCGGTCTTTTTTGCGTAATACCCAATCACGACTTTGTTCTTTGCAGCGACCCACGGGTGAGATCGCCTGCCTTGCAATTTGTAGACCGTTCCAGTGCCGTTGGCGCGTTTAAGCGCTTTCCGCTTTTCCTGCACCTGCTTTTTCCCACAAATGTGGCAAAAAATCGCTTCTTCCGGCAGTTCCGCGCCGCATTTTATGCATTTTTTCATATTACTATCATCCCTCTACAGTGTGACTGACATGGGGTCAGAAAGCAAAACTTAAAAAGAAGTCCCGCATGAGTCTGGTAAAGCCCCAGTTGGGATTTGGCACATCAAAATGAAAGAAGTAAATGAGGACGATCACGGATAGGATAACAGAAAGATAAATTGCAAACCTTCCAGCTCTCTTATCCTTTCGCAGCTCGCTAATCTGGCGTTCCTGCATGGAAATGATCTCGTCCTGATGCTGAGCGTTGATGGATTCCACTTCCTCTGACGAATCGGACGAATTATCGTCAGATTCTATTCCACAAACGTTATCGATCGAGCAATTCAGCGCTTTTGCAATGCGGATAACGACATAAGCGCTGGTCGCCTTGGAGCGGTTGGAAAAGTAATTGTTGACCGTATGAACGGAAAGACCGGCGGCATCCGCTATTGCCTGATTCGAAAGGCCGAGCAAGTCTCTTTTGGCTCTCAATCTTTCTTTCAGAGCCAAGCTTTCATCAGATACAGTTTCTTCTAAGCATTCCGGCATTGTTTCGGCTCCTTTCTACTGCTTGCTGCGCTTTTTTCGCATATCGTCATTTTCACTCAGCGAATAAAGTCGAACCGTGTCGCATAGGAAGATGATGACACGCGGATAGGAAGGTTGTCTCGTAGACGTTCGAGAATAAATCTGCTACGATAGACCCATAGCAGATCAGTGCTAGAACATAAATCTGCTATACCGGAGCCGCCGCTTTCGTGGCTGGTGCGGCGGCTCCGGTATCGGAGGAACATAGAATGAGAGAAGGAGAATGGCAAACAGAATGGATGCGATAGACGGCCTGCAAAAAGAGGTGTATGAGCTGTTCGAGCGCATGACACCGGAAAACAAAATAAAAGCGCTTACTTATCTTGAGAACGTGCGACGAGATCAAAATAATCTCGCACCTTTGCGCGATTCTCAGGCGTCAAGTCGCTGAGATCCAGCACATCGAGTTTGCTGCCCTCCCGGGCGGCAGGCTCTTTTTTTTCGCCCTTCGGAGAGAGCACGGTGAAATTCCCTTTACTGACAATTACCTGAGAAAATTTTAGATCGCTCAGGGATTCTTCAAGGATTTCAATGTTCGCCTCAATTTCATTCCTGGCAGCACCTACAGACTTCCCCAATTCCTTACGGAGACACCGTAAGCGGTATTCGGTCACATCAATCTGCGCCTCAACAGTAAATCCGAGAAGATACTCAGACGTTACGCCGAAATACTCACAGATTTTTCGCAGTTTGTCAGGCCGCGGAACGGACCCGTGTTTCCACTGCGTAACGGAGGAGGATGCAATTCCAAGTTCTTTCGCTACACCGTTTGGCGTCTTGCCGTCTCTTTCGCATAATGCCTTATATTGGTCAAAAAACATAAAACGCTCCCTCAATAAATGTCTATTGCGCCAAAACTCGTAATTATGAGATAATTCGATTGACAACCTAAGAATTATGAGGTATTATGAAGTTGTTCCGGGTAGGAACGACAAATCGACCCCTCGTAGAGCGGTTGTTTTCGATATTGCTTGGCGGTTTTATTGTAACGCCGCTTTATGAGGTTGTCAAGAACTAAATCTCATATTTGTGAAGTAGTGCGCAAAGGAGCGTGATAGATTGACACTAAAAGATTTGAGATGCAGGGTTCCTTTGTCGCAAGAGATCGTTGCGAGGGCATTGAAGCGCGATCAGTCAACAATTAGTTGTTGGGAAAGCGGTAAGTGGGCGCCAGCAAAGAAAATCAGACCGACTTTGGCCGCAATGTACCATGTCCCCCTTCCTGTGCTGGAGCGGTGCATTATGGAGACCTGCGGGAAGGACACCCCGGAGGATTCTGACGAAGCGTGACAAAAAGCCCAACCTTCTCAATTTTGGGAAAGCTCCTTTCGCACATTTTTGTGCGAAACCTTTCGGTCATTTTTGACCGAAAGGCTATGACGGAAGTTAGAGGTAAAATTGTCAGCAACCAGAAGCGTAGGCTGATATTTGAACCTGGTCAAATTTGGCCGAGTTCAAAGGATGAAAACGAAAAGGAGAAATGCGAATGAACGAATTGCAGATTTTCAATAACCCGGAGTTTGGGGAGATTAGGGCCATGGAAATTGATGGGGAACCCTGGTTCGTAGGCAAGGATGTAGCGGCAGCACTTGGCTACAGTGATGCTTTTGGCGCATTGAAAAAGCATATCGATGAAGATGATAAGCTGGTCTGCCAAATTGACAGTGCGGGTCAAAAGCGTGATGCAACGCTGATTAACCGCTCTGGTGTGTATTCCCTTATCCTTTCCAGCAAACTTCCGAATGCGAAGAAGTTTAAGCATTGGGTAACAGCGGAGGTTCTTCCCACTATTGAAAAACATGGTGCTTATATGACCCCGGACACACTGGACAAGATGATTGCATCCCCTGAGTTCGGCATCCGGCTTCTGACCGCACTGAAAGAAGAACAAAATAAGAACCGCCATTTGGCGGCGCAAGCGGAGGCGGACAAGCCCAAGGTCTTGTTTGCGGACAGCGTGGCTGCGTCCCACACGTCCATTCTGATTTTCGACCTTGCGAAGATTTTGAAACAGAACGGCGTGGACATTGGTGGCAATCGCCTGTTTGACTGGATGCGGAAGAACGGCTATCTGGTTCGACGGAAAGGCAGCGATTACAATATGCCAACGCAGCGGAGCATGGAGATGGGTTTGTTTGAGGTGAAGGAGACCAGCGTTTCTCATTCCGACGGACACATCAGCGTGAACAAGACGCCCAAGGTGACGGGCAAGGGGCAGCAGTATTTTATCAACGCATTCCTGAGCAAACGATAAGTGAAATCGACGCTCCGCACTGAAAACGAAGTAGGGAGGAGATTATGGAAAAGATCATTACGCTATCCACGGACGCAGCAGCGAGCTACCTGCGCGAACGCGGAATGAGCATTTCCCCAGATACGCTGCGGCGTGGGATTCAGCAAGGAGTTTATCCGTTTGGCATCTGCATCGAGGCAGGAAGCTCGCCGGTGTATCAGATTTTCAAACGGCTGCTTGACGATTGGATCTCGGAAAGAAGTGTAGAAGGGTGAAATTTCGCTCCGACTGTTTCGGTCGATGGAAAGTTGCGAAGTCCGCTCATGCGTGAGTACATGGGAACAAGGAGGAATCATGGCAGATAAGACTTACATAGGCACGAAAGAGGCGCAGGCCATCGACGCTTGCCTTGCGGCAGGGTTGGATGTGCAGATCACGCGGACAGCGTTCGGCGTGAAGATCGTTGGCGTGGATGCCAAGAAGGTCTTTCGCTTCGGCGAACAGAAAAGCAAATAACGCACCTGACCGCAAGCGGGCGGCCAGAAGAGCCAAGAGGGGCTGAGCAACCGGGGAAATCTCGGGACTCAGCCCCTCTTTTATTTTTACGAAGAAGGAGAGCGCGAAATGAATTTCGAAACGAACGAAAGCTCGAAGGAGCGCCAAGCACGTATCGCAAAGGTGGAACGCCGTGAGCGGCGGAAAAAGATTCGCAGACGGCGCCGTATCCAGCAGGCGGAGGATGTGGTGACATTTCTCCTCCCGTATCTGGCATTTCTAATGCTGCTGGTCAACATTCTGATTGCGGTCTGGGTTGTGGGAGAGCTGCTTCACAACATCAGGATGACCGAGACCGCTGTCGAAACGGAAAGCGCGGAATGCCCGACACTCCCCGCTGAGGGTACGCAGCCGGTTCTGATGATCGATGACGCGATTGTTTTCTCGGATGGCGCGGTGGCGGAAGAGTACGCATACATCCCTTTCCCTTTCAGCGAGGACGTTCCTCTGAGCTACGAGGAACAGGAAGCGCTTTATGGAGCTTGCGAGGAATTTTCGGTGGACTATCCGTTGATGCTCGCGCTGATCGAACGGGAGACTCACTTCAAAAATGAGATCGGAGACGGCGGGAAGAGCTATGGCTATTGCCAGATCCAGCCGCGCTGGTGGTCGAAGACGG